CTATCGCGGCGCTTCGCTGCGGCGTGTAGTAGCTGTCGACGCCGCCCAGCCCGATCACCTTGGCCCCGATCTGCGGGGCGGACTTGGTGATCTGCTGTTCCGTCAGCTGATCATCCAGCGCCTTCTTCTTGATCTGCGCCTCGACACGTTGGGCGTCGGCCGCGGCGCGCTTGTTCTTGAGCTCCTCGAACTCCTGATAGCCCTTGGCCACGCCGCCGGCGAACAGCCCAAGTCCAATGCCCATCAGACCAGCACCTTGCTATAGTCAAGCTGCTTGTATCCGCCCGGCCCGGTGAAGACCGCTCCCGGGAAGATCGGCTCAACCTCGTCAGCCATGTATCCGCAGCGCAGCGGCGCGTCGTGCGCATCCCAGATGTAGTTGAACAGCCACAGCCCGATGCCATGCGCCAGGGTGGCGATCTTCTTGGTGTGCGTCTTGAGCTCCCGATCCGACCACTTGATCGCCGACGCCGCCCCGCCGACCGCCTGACCCAGACCCTGGTAGGCGGCGCTGGTCTGATCCATCGAGGACTTGTTGAGCGTGGTGTAGGCGTCGAGGTTGGAGCCGTACGCCTTCTGCGCCAGCCCGAGACCCGCGTTCACATTGGCCGCGCCGCCGGGCGCGACGCCCGCCGCCGTCGCCGCCCCGCTCGCTGCCGCGCTCGCCGCCCCGCCGGCGGCGTTGCCGAACCCCAGGATGCCGGACTGGCCGCCGCGCCCGAAGTTGGCGGCGTCGCCGGTCAGCTGCATGCCCAAGGTCTTGGCCGCCTCGCGGGCGCGCGTCGCCGCGCCGGCTTCAGTCGCGGCCTGCTGAACGGCGATGTCGCTCTGCGCCGACAGCGCGGCCGGGCTGGTGGGGTCAATGCCGAGACCGGAGAACCGGCGCTGCATCTGCTGCTGCTGACTGGCCGCCGCCGTGCGCACGTCACCCAGCGCCGCCCGCGCCTGCCGCTCCTGCTCATCAGGCGCGGAGTAGTCCTTGACCATCTTGTAGTAGGCATCCTCGGCAGGGATGCCGAGGGTGTTGTAGCGGTCCGCGGCCTGCTTGGCCTGGGCCATGTTCAGGTCGAACAGTTCGCCTTGGCGACCGAGGTTGACCTCGCTCTCCTTGGTCATCTGCTGCAGGACCGGCGCGACCTGTTCGTTGTAGAACTTCTCGTTCCAGTCCTGGGTGTGCTGGGCTAGGGCGGTCTGCGCCTGGGCCGCCGCGCCGACCTGCGGATCGAATGCGCCCTTGGCGTCCTTCTTGGAGTAGTAGCGGTCACGCATAGCGGCACTCCCGCCTGAACATCCGCAAGATGATCACGTCGTGGCCTTCACGACCCGCCCTCTCTAACACCGCCTCGCGCTTGAACCCAAGGTTCGTCACGAACCCAAGGCTGGCGTAGTTGGTCGCGTCGACCCACAAGGTGATGCGTTCGCAGCCGATCGTGCGGAAGGGGAACTTGAAAATCTCGTGCAGATACCAGCGCGTCATCCACCGCTTCGACCCGTCCGAGGCGATGTGGCAGAAGATGTTCGAGCCGTTGCACTCGTCGTAGCCCACGGCAGCCACGATCACCCCGTTCTTCTTCTGGCAGATGGCGCGGAACTGCTGCGTGCGGCCGATGTCGTAGTGCTGGGTGATGAAGGCGTAGCCGGCATCCGCATCGGCCACGACTTCCCAGGTCACGCCTCCTTGGCGTTGGCCTTGAGCAGCGCGATTTCGGCGTCTCTTTCGACGATGGCTTGCGACTGCAGACCCATCTCCTGCTGCGCCACCATCAGCCGGACGTTCAGGTCGATCACCTGACATGTGAGCATTCCGATCTGGCGTTCGACCGCCTCCCGCATCATCGCCCCTTGGTCAGGGGATGGAGAAGACCTTGGCATTTCCGACATAGAACTCGTACTTCCCTGTGGCGTTGTTGAAGGCGATGTAATTGCCGAGACCCAAGCCGAAGACAACGGAGCCGGCGAAGTTTGGGTTAGTCGTGGACGACCCGGTCAGCAAGTCCTTGCCTGCCTGGATAGTCCCTGCGCCCAGGAAATCCACATTGCAGTTCACGCCCAACGCGCGCACTCGAAACCGCGTCGTGCCGTTGTAGAAGGCCAGTGCGTTGGTCGCTCCGTCGGCCTCCGCGCCCACCCAGATAACCCCGGTCTCGTTGCCCCAGCCAGTGGGGAACATGCCGTAGGGGTCGCCGCTGCGGCCGGCGACAGTCTGCTTGCCGTCGAAGTTGATCCACTGGTTGACGGCCATGTGCAGGGCCACGCCGCCGTCCGGGAAGTCGACGATGGTGTCGACGGGGTATGCCTTGTCGAGGCCCGGGCTGATGGAGATGGTGTTGCCGCTGACCGCCTGGATGGTGCCGTTGTAGCCGCCCTTGACCGTGAGCGGGTGGCCGACACGCGCGCCGGCCGGCCACTTCACCTGAATGCTCGTGGCCCCGGCGTTGGCCGCCGCCGTCAGGTACGAACCCTCCATGAGGGTCGCACCGACGGTGTCGAAAGCGCGACGCCAGAACCCAACCACGACATTGGCGCTGTCAGAAGGCCGTAGGCCGGTCGAGGCCATGTAGTTGCCGGTCCACGAGCGGCCGCCGCGGTCGGAGCGGTCGTTGTCGCGCACCAAGCTGTCGACGCGGACGCGGACGCAGACGTCAGGAGAGCCGTCCGCCGCGAGCGCATTGTACTGGCTCTCCCATCCTGTGCAGTAGGTGCCGCTGGTGCCCGCCTTGAAATCGACCGAACCCCCGTACTGCGCACCCGTCATGGTGTTGAAGACGTGGCTGAGCTCGGTGGGCTTCGGGTTGTACTCGATCTGCACGCGGACGAGGTCGCCGTAGATGTCGCCGCCGGCCCGGGCGCGAACCCGGACATAGCGCACGCCCGCCCAGGATCGGGGCGCGAACTGCAGGCTGGGCGCGGAGGCCGGCGGGTTCCACGAGACGTTCAGGCCGTGATTGGCGGTGAAGAAGACTTGGCTCCCGCCGACCGACTGCACGGTCAGCGGCCCAGCCAGCACCGCGCCACCGAACCCCTGGCGGATATAACACTGTTTGCCGACCCACTCCTGGGAGCCGACGGCGTCCATGAAGACGTAGTTCGCCGCGGCCCCGCCGGTGCAGTACCCGGCGATGCCCGAGTTGCCGCTCTCCACGTCCAGCCAGTGGTGATGCGGGATGACGTTGCTCTCGAAATACCGCTGGGTCAGGTCGTAGGTGCGGACGCCCGCACCGATCACCTTCCACTCGCCGCCATCGGTGAACCACTGGTCGCCGCGGAACCAGCCGAGATCGCCCTGCACCGCCCAGGTCGAGGGCTTGGCGGCCATGTAGCCGAACTTCGCCGGCACCGCCGCCGTGGTCGAGGCGAGGATGACGCCGCGCCCCTCTAGGTGCTTGGTCAGCGCGGACTTGTCGAACGAGGTGACGTAGTCGCCGGGCGCGATGTAGACGTTCTTGGTCGCGACGTCGTTCAGGTAGGCGGTGAATGCGGCGTCGTTGGGCGTCCCGCCGTCACCCACACCGCTGTAGTCAAGCACGAAGCTCTTGGGGTCGCGCGCCCCGCCACCCGTCCCTCCGGTCCCAGGTGGGCCTTGCGGCCCCGGAGGGCCTTGTGGACCCAGCGCGCCGGTCGCGCCGGTAGGTCCGGCAGGGCCGGTCGCTCCGGTCGGTCCTGCAGGCCCTGCGGGGCCGCGTGGTCCAGGCACATTGCTGCCGCCGGTCCCCGTCCCGCCAGCCGCCCCGGCGTCAATCTGCGTGCCGATGTCCACCATCTGCTTCCGCATGGCCAGCAGAAGCTCGTAGAGGCCCGGGTTCTGCAGGGTCGGGACGTCGGGAAGCGCCACGATCATGAGGCGAGAAGCTCCTCCATCGTCGTCGCGAAGTGGAGGGAGCGGACATTGATATTGCCCATGATCGTGAACTCAAGCTCGCGGCACTTGAAAGGCGGCACGCGGATAGGGTTCAGGCTTGTCGGCTGCAGGTTGACCACGGCCTCCTCGCCATCGCCGTGAACCACCACCTGCACGCTGCGTGCGCTCCCGGCGTGCGGCGGGTTCCACAGCGTGCTGCCGTTGATCTCCCAGGTGTTGAGCGGCACCTCGTTGAACGCGCCCTGCAGCGGGTTCGGATAGGCTGCGGTGTTGTGGTCGTTGACGATCTTGGCCTGAGCCAAGTTCGCCGCCTCGTCCACCACCTGACCGTAGTCAGCGTCGAGGCGCATGAGGCTGAACGTCACCGCCTTCTCGACGAAGAACCGCTTGGACCGCCATGTGTAGTTCAGCGGGGTCACCTCGTCGGCGTCCAGCTGGAAAATCTTGCCGAAGTTCGCCGCGATGGAACTGTCGTGGACGTAGAACATGACCCCGTTGCGGGCGTCGACGTGCAGCGCGGTGGCGGGCAGGTTCATGTAGCTGAGCGCCGGCGGATCGGTGCGGCTCAGCAACAGGGCGCGCGTCGGGTCCTCGTTGGGGAACACCCCGAAGTAGCGCCCCTGCATGACCGCGGCCTTCATGGTCTGCGGGACCAGCGGCCGCCACTCGTCGGCGGTGAACAGGTTGGTGGTAACCACGCCGCGCCCGGCCGGGGAGATCGAGATCAGCCCGTTGGGGCTAGCGTAGACCACGCCGTCCTCGTCGGAGGCGATCGTGCGTTTGGCCACGCACGGCTCCATCAGCGGGACCTTCTCGACGTACATGTTGCCGGGGTCGCCGCCGTGGATGATGTACGGCTGGGTGTCGGTCATCACCACCACGTCCGACCCTGAGGTGGCGAGGCCGACCACGCGCAGCGAGGGGATGGTGATGGCGTAGATCAGCGGCCATGCGTGCGGATGGTAGGGCTCGGAGAAGTAGACCGTGTTGCCGACGAACCCGGCCAGCGCCCCGCCCGGCAGGCCAACCAACCCGAGCAAGGTGTCGGGCGGCGGGACCCAGCCGATCGTGCCGATCACCTCGCCCAGCTGGGCGACAGTCTTGGTGTCGGCGTAGACCTTCTGCGCGATCACCACCTCGTCGACGAACTCGTAGCCGACCGTGGTCGCGCCGACGACCGTGCGATAGACGCGCCATGAGGTGATGTTGTAGGCCGGGTCCGGGGCCGTGGCAGGGATCGTCACCGTGACGGTGGACCCGTCCGGCTCGACGTCGATCGACGACGCGGGTGACGGCGCGCTCTCGGCCTTGATCGTCCCGAAGGTCGACACCCAGGTGTAGACGTAGGCACGCGTCTCTATCGTGCCAGTGCCGTGGACGTTCACCGCCAGGACCGGAGCCACGGTCGGGGCGGCCACGCCCATCGGCATCGACGCGCTCGGGTAGGGCTCCGCCCCACTGGTCGCCATGGCGAAGTTGGTCTTCTTCGGCGGCCCGTCGCCGGTGTAGTAGATGCGGCTCTCGCCGGTGTCGGCCACCGGGCTGGGAGCCACATCCACCTCGTTCAGCCACAGCAGGAAGACGCTGCCGCCGAGGCTGTCGAATAGCCGGTAGAGCGTCTGGTAGTTGGCCTGCGGCGGCGAGTGGGTCAGCACCGGCCCGCGCCAAAAGCGAAGCTCCTTACTGTAGAGCTTCACGTTGGACGCCACCTGCGCCATCGTCTGGTCGAGCAGCGTAGGTGACATCCGCGGCATCAGGCCGTCGAAGGCCAGGAGGCGGATGGCGGCCATGGTCTACTTCCGGCCGACCTTGTCCTTGATCTCGACCTTGTCGTCGAGGTGGACCTGATGGGTTTTCGGCTCGGCCTCGTCACCCTCCTTCTCGACCACGATGCCGGCCTCGGCCGCGACAGCGCGGGCATCGTCGTTGTCCTCGACGATCAGCACGCCTTGGACCTGCTTGCCCACAAGGACATGCTGGCCGCCGCGGACCACGATCAGCTGGCCGCCGACCGAGGATGCGCCTTCGATCTTCTCAAGGGCTTCTGCGAAATCCATGGGGGTCTCCTCCGTTAGAAGCCTAGGGCGAACCATTGCCCGGTTGCTGTTCCTACCGCGCCTGTGGCGTCCCTGACAGTCAGGGTGACCACGCCGTCGATCTCGTCGTCAGCCGGGGCGTGCTTGGAGAAGGTGACCGTCGGCCCGGTGCGGGACCCATCGCCCTCATCCCACAAGTACTGATACGGCCCGGTGCCGCCGCTGACGGTCGAGGAGAAGGTGAACGTCGACGTGCCGCCGCCCGGCTTGTGGGAGGTGATGGTCGGCGGGGTGACCGTGACGGTCGGGGCAGGACCTGGGGTGCCCCCGCTGCCCCCGCCGCTGGCGGCGTCGAGGCCGCCCGGGTTGAAGTGGACGGTGACCTGGGCCGTCCCGGTCTTGTTGTTGGCGTCGGTGACCGTGACCATGAAGGTGGTGACGTGGTCGTTCGGCCCGTTCTGCGACCACCAAATTTCGGGCTGGGTGCGGTCGGTCACGCCGTAGAGGGTGAAGCCCGAGACGTAGTCCCACTGGTAGCGGTAGGGCGGTGTCCCGCCGCTGGGGGTGGCGACCGCATGCTGCGTGATGACGTAGTCGCCGACGCGGCTGTCGTAGTAGCCCACGCAGGGGTTGGGCGCGATGGTGACGCTCGGCGCTGCGCCACCGCCACCGCTGCCGCCCCCACCCGCGAGGTCACCCCCGCCCGGGTTGAAGTGGACGGTGACCTGAGCGGTGGCGACTTTGTTCTGCGCGTCGGTGACCGTGACCATGAAGGTGGTGAGGTGGTCGTTCGGTCCATTCTGCGACCAGCTGACCTGCCGCTGGGTGAGGTCGGTCACGCCATAGCCGCTGAACCCCGAGACGTACGCCCACTGGTAGCGGTAGGGCGGGGTGCCGCCGGTCACGTTGGCGACGGCTTGGCTGGTGACCACGTAGTCGCCAACGCTCGAGTTGTAGGTGCCGGTGCAGGGGTTCGGCGCGATGACGACACTCATCGCGGCCACCGACTGCGAGGTGACCGAAGACGCGCCCGCTGCGGCCATCGCCGCGCCGGTCACGACAGCCCCGCGCCGTAGACGTACCAGATGCCCGCGTCAGCCTTTTGCAGCGTGGCGACGCCGGGCGCGTTCAGGGTGCGTGCGCCGGTCGCGCCGGTCGGGAGCCAGATCAACTGCGACCCACCTCCCCCGGGGGCGATGGTGAGCGCGCCTGCGCCAACCCTGTTGAGGATTTGAACGAGGCCGCCTGGGTCGATCGTCGTGGTGTCGCCGGGCATCGTGTACGTGTGCAGCCCTGAGGAGTGGACCACCGTCCGACCGACGTCGGAAATCCCGATGATGTAGTTGTTGTCCTGATAGTTCGGCGGCATGCCGCGGTAGCCGCCGGAGCCTGCGCTGCCGTCCTGGCGTTCGGTCAGGATGTAGCCGAGGTCGGTAGCGTCGACCGTGAGCGCCAGCTTCCCTGCGTTGGTCCAGCCCAGGAAGACGGTATCCGTCAGCTGCCCCACGCCGCCGCCTTGGCGGACCGGCGTGTAGCCTAGGTTCGTGAGCGCCGCGCCCGCCGCCATCTTGCCCGGCGTAACCGCGCCGTCGATCAGCTTCGACGTTACGATCGCGCCGTCGAAAATCTTGCCCTGGGTGATCGACAGCGGGATCAGCACCTTGGCGTCGATGGAGTTGACCGGCAGGGTCGAGGGGTCGATCGGGGTATTCCGCAGCGCCATCAGGTCGCCGGCGGTCAGGCGGTTCTCGATCTTGTCGCCAAGCGCCAGCGCCCGCGCCGCGGTGCCCTCCTGCCCCCGCACCACGGTGAACGTGTCGATGGACCGCTGGGTCACCTTGACGATCTCGATCGCGTTCGCGGCGTTGGTGATGGTCGCCATGAACCAGTCGCCGCCGGTCGGCTGGGGGAAGGGTGCGCCCTGTCCGGTATTCAAGCTGATCACGGTCGCCGCAGCGGTGTAGTTGCCCGCCAGCGCGCCGGACGCATTGTTGGAGAACAGGGGTCCCGGCATGGCCTACCCGACCGTGACGGTCCACGTCACATTGAGCGTGTCACCGGCCGCCTTGTTGATGACGGCGAAGGTGGTGCGGTTCTGCATCGACACCCCTGACGGGGCGTTGAAGATGCCCGCCTCCTGCAGCGCGCCGGTGCCGATGCCCGGGGCGAACGTCGCCGCGTAGGTGACCACAGCCCCCGCCAGCGTCCCACCGGCCGTGGCCAGCGCGACGCGCACGATTTCCGCAGCCAGCGCGACGTCGCTCGCCGCTGGGGCTGTCGAGCCGGACCCGACCGCCATGTGGGTCATGTGCGTGGCGACAGCCGGGTTCACCATGCGCCCGGCGATGGCCGCCTTGCCGGTGTTGGTGACGAGGTTCTCGATCTCCCGGAAGTCCTTGAGACGACCGTGCTCGTCGAGCAGTTCCAGCGTCACGCGGCCGGTAATCGCGAGGGCTTCATCGAACATGGGCTGATCTCCCGCGTCGCGGTCGGACGCTACCTGTTGGGGGGGTGAGGTGCAACATAAGCAGGTCTAGGCGAGCCGCAGCTGGCCGTCTGCGCCGTTGCCGTTGACCGCCTGCGCGCCCTTACCCGCCACGGCGTTCCAGTTGGGGTCGCCGGAATTGCCGGGATAGTACGGGACCGCAGTCGATCCGGCGAAATGGCTGGGAGACGGACAGGCCGTCGGGTTGGCGTAGGATGACCCGCCGCCGCCGCCGCCGGCACCCGGGGCTCCACTCGCATAGCCGCCACCGCCACCGCCGAAATGCCCTGAGCCGCCACCGCCGCCCGAGTACGCGCCACCCGCGTTGCCGCCCTGACGCGCCGCACCGGGCTGATTGCCCGCACCGGTGTTGTTGGAGCCGGGAGCCCCACCAGCTGTCGGCGTACCGCCAGAACCGTTCGAGCCGTTCGAGGCGTAATCCTCACCAACGCCGCCGGTCGTGCCGCCCCCCGCACCCCCCTTGCCGCCGTAGCCCGCGCCACCGCTGGCCCCCGCGATGAAGATGTCCGACGCGCCAAGCGTGATCCCGGTGAAGCCGCCGCCGCCCCCACCGGTACCGGTAGCGCCGATCGCAGGACTGCTGGTCCCACCAATCCCGGCGACGTTGCTGTTGTACTTGCCGCCGCTGCCGACTGTCAGCACGTAGGACTGACCTGCCTGCAGCGTCACATCGCCCGTGATTGCGCCTGCGCCATACGTCCAGCACCCGCCAAGCGGACCGGCCGCACCGGACGCACCCCAGGCTTTCGCGTGGACGACGATGGTCGAGACCGGAACGATGGTCCACTGGCCCGCCGCAGTCAGGTTCAGCGGGCCGTCGGTGACGAGGTTCCACGTCGTCTTGCCCGCGACCGCCGGGGTGATGGAGAAGGCGAACACGACCGCAGTGGCGGTGATTATTCCGAGCGGCTTCACAGGGCGAGGTCCCCGATCAGCAGCCATTCGTCGGGGTTGATCTGGATCAGCGACACCGCCGAAAGCGGCCCGGTCGTCTTCCGCTTGCCGCCAGTGGCGTTGAGCGTCACCCCGGCACCGGGCGCGAATGTGACCTGCCCGGCCCCGTACTGGACGAAGTCCATGCGGGTCCAGGATTTCCAGGGGACCGCCGATTGCGGCGGGATGGTGATGGTCGTCGGGGTCGCGCTCACACACACGCCCAGCGCACCTGCATAGTTCAGGTCCAAGGTGAAGCTAGTGGAGGGCGCGGGTCGGTTCCAATAGCGACCGCGAGGCTCGACCAAGTCGAACGACGCGCCGAAGGTGATCTCGCCAGCGGTCGAGAAGCCTGAGCCGAACCTGTAGGCGTAGCCTGCCTCGGCGGCGAAGTTGAGGGTCTTGGTGGCAGTATCTCCGAAGCCGATGTAGCCGACGCGAGTATTCGTAGGATCAAAAAACGCCAGATACCCGCTGTTGAGAGTGCCGCCCGGATTGAGGACTGCCGAGCCACTTCCCGCAGCCGTTGCGGTTACGTTGAGAGCCCGAATGGTGCCGTCGACGGTAAGGGACTGGTCCGCCGGGTTGAACGCGGCGACGTGGATACTGGCCAGGACGAGGTCGAGCGTATTGCCGGGGAAATTGTAGGTGAAGTACGCAGGCTTCCCGGCTGTAACAGCGTCGAAGTAGATGACCGAGTTGACGCCTGCCGTCCCGGCGATCTGCATCATGCCGCTCGGCCCGGCAGCGAGGGCATTCGCCGCGACTGATCCAGGCGTCCTGAGTGTGCCGGTGGCCCCGTCGATCTTGAGCGTCGCGGTAGGGCCGAAGAACTGGAACTGATTGAGGCCCTTGTCGTAGAGCAGCGCCGCGTTCACCGCCGGTGTGGTGTCGAAATAGAGGATCGAGTTCAACGCGCTGCCGGTCAGCATAATTTTGCTGTTGAGCCCGGCAGTCACCGGCCCGCTGAACACCCCCTGGAACGCCACCACGTTGCGGACCCGCCGCCCGGCTGACCCGATATCGACGAGGTTGTCGTAGAAGGGCTCTAGCTGACCTGCGCCCTGGAACACCCAATTCCAACTGATCGTGGTCTGGCCGATCGGCGTCACGCCGACGACGATGTCGGTCCCTTGCGCGGTGTCGGTCCAAGTCTCGCTTGCCCGGGCGACGATGGTTGCGGCCTCGCCAACGGCGTAGCCGGTCGCGCCATATCCACGAGCGCCCCATGACGCCATCCAGTCGCCGCTCACCGACGCGGTCGGCGCACCGGGCGGACCGCGCGAGTGGCGGGTCGAGATATAGGAGACCCCGCCCCCGAAGACGTTGAATTCGAGCCGCGTGCCAGCACCGCTATCGATTTGCATCATGGTCGCGCCGTCGATAGGCGTGCGTGGCGCTTGGCCGGTCAGGTTCAAGTTCAGCCGACCCGAATTGACCTGACTGCTGAAGTCACCGGTCGTGCCGAAAAGGGTGTGAACCCGGACGGCCGTACTCCCGATGTCAAGCGTGCCCGCCGCACCTGGGAGCAGATGGCCAGGGTCGCTGATCTGCCACGACGAACTCTGCAACAGCTTCCCGGTCACGCCGTCGAAGCGGACAAGGAAGTTATCGGTCGCACCGGCCGGACCGACCACGTCGCCGGGGGCCGCAACCACCGCCGCATTGAGGTTCAGGAAGTTCTGGTCCACCTCGGCGTTGGTGAGCGGGCTGCCCTTCCCGGCGCGGGTAACGATCACAGCCATCAGAAGACCCTCGTCTCGCCGACGTAATCGAACGGGGTCAGGAAGTAGTCCAACCCGGCGTAGTCATAGTGGTTGACCACCCCGGCGTCACTCATGCTCACCACATCACCAAGCGTAAGCACGGGGCCGCCGGCAGCGGAAAGTGCATCCGCCATCACGATGGCGTCCGACAAGGTCAAGGCCAGCAGGCGGTCCAGCCCCGCCGTCAGATTGTCGTCCATCGCGACGTTGTCGGCGAAGCTCTGACCGAAGATCGCTGTCCTGCTGAGCGCGTCAACCACGGTCACGCTGTCGGCGAGGACGGCGTTGAACACCAGCATCGTGCTGATGGTGTCGGTCACCGTCACCGCATCATCGGCAGTTCGGTCGTAGATCACCTGCGGCACGAAGTCGTCGAAGACCACAAGCTGGTCAGCATGCCGAGGGGGTGCCTTGTAGTCGATCCAGGCGTCCCACTTCAGCGCGACGTCACGGACCGCGGTGATGACGCTCCCACGGTCCGACATCAGAAGTCCTCACGCAGTTCAAACTCCAAAGGCGCGAAGGCGGTGAAAATGTTGTTGGGTCCGAAGGTGGCTTCGATCTCGCCGCGGTAGCGGCCGGGCGCGATGTCCAGCTGCCCCTGCAGGAAGGGAAACATCACGCGGCCGCCGCTGCCCTTGACCGGGTACTGCGTCAGGTCCGGCGTCTGCAGGTCGGCCTCCAAGGTCCCCGGTTGCGGCTCACCTTCCAAGGTGAACAGCACCGTGTCCCCGCCCCACACCTTGAACTTCAGGCGCACGGTCTGCGCGGTCGAGACGTCGAGCGGGATGTCGAGCGGATTGCCCGGCTGTTTTAGCTGGACATAAATCTGCGGGCGGGTGTCACCGACCACCAGCTTGATGCGCGCCGTGCTCATACCCACGGCCTCATCTGAACGGTCTGCACAGCCCGCGTGTGCTCGCGCATCCGCCGCGCCTTGGCCTCGCTGACCCCGGCGTAGAACTTGGTCCAACAGAACGGCGCGCTGGCCGGGTCGTAGTAGGGCTGGCCGGCGGTCTCGTAGAGCCGGGCTCGAGCCCCATAGGCCAGGGGCTCGGCGTAGTAGTTGAACACCTCGTCGTCGATCTCGTCGGCGTCCGGCGTCGGCTGGGTGGCGACCAGCAGCTTCATGGCCTTGGGCTGGGCGATGACGTCGTCCGGCGCGGGCACGAGGATGATCTGGTCGGTGACGATCTGGGTGACGTAGCGCGGGTTGCCCACCAGGGTGGTCCAGTCCGTATAGCGGTACAGCTGGTCGAGCTTGTCCTTGGTGACGAATTCCAAGGGCTTGGCGATCCCGTCGATCTTCACCCTCATCACCGCCGACGGCACGGTGTTGGGCATGGTGTCGACCGGATAGGTGGCCTGCCCGGCCACGAGGTCGATCGGCTCAAGCTCCTCCTGTTGCCACAGCGTGTTCTTGTAGAACTCGATGCAGGCGAAGCGCGCGGCCACGATCGCCGCCGGCGTGGCGCAGTCGCGCACGAAGGGCATGATCAGCGGAGTGAGGTCGAAGATCGCGGTCACGCGGCGGCTCCCTTGTCGGTGAGCGTCGCCGGCCCAAGCTCCTTGTTCGGGCTGACGTCCAGCTTCGCGGCCTCGTGGGTCTGGCCGAAGATTTGGAACAGGCCGAGGTACGCCTGCGCCTTATCGTTGCCGGCGCTGTAGTCGGTGTCCTTCTGGTGAGCGCGGAACATCACGTAGTCGAACAGCGCCGTCTGGTAGAGGTCCTCGACGAACATGACGTCCGTCATCGCGGTGAAGTCGGGCGGGCTGATCGCGCGGCTGAGGTCAACGAAGTTGCCCCCGATCGAGGGCGGGTAGACGTAGTAGATCAGCGGCTGCTTCGGGTCGTAGATGAAGTGCAGCGTCACCTGCGACCTGAGCGACGCGTGCCAGTTGGGGTCGACCCGGTCGAGGTTCTCGCGGGAGACCACGGTGATCACGCGTCCCGGGGTCAGGCCGTCCATCCCCAGGTTCCGCTGGATGTCGAGCAGGAAGAACGCCCCGTCCGGGAGATGCTGCTGGGTGCCCGCCACAAGCGGCTGGGCGTCGGTCACGTTGCCGAGCGAGGGGTCCATCGCCACCAGGGTCCGCTGACCGTCAGACAGCCAGCGGAGAAGCTCATCGTCGCTCCACCGCTGGGTCGGCAGTTCGTCGATCAGCTGCGTGCGGACCCGGGTAAGGATGGTCTGTGCGGTGACGGCCATGGGGGTCTCACAAGACAGAGCGCCGGGCCGTTGTCGGCCTGCCCGGCGTCCCTGTCCAGCAGAGGACCGACCCTACTTCTGGACCAGCGCCGTGACCCACGCCTCGGGCTTGATCATCTTCTTGCCGTAGACGTTCAGGCCGCGGACCAGCTGCCCGAAGTCGTTCGGGTTCTGCAGGCTCTCGGTCTTGGTGATCTGGGCGGCGAAGGTGAGCGCCGAGGAGTGGCCGGCCAGGAGGACGCGGCGCTGCAGCGCGCCGGCGTTCGCCGAACCGTCCGGGTTGAAGCCGGCCGCGGCCTTCGGCAGCTGGTTCGACAGGTAGATGGTGAACCGGTCGATGACCCCGAGCTTGCCGTTGCGCAGGATGCTCTTGTCGTCCCCGGTCAGGTAAGCCTGTTGCAGGGGCGACTGCATCAGGCGCAGCCGGGTGGCGGGGTCGATCACCAGCCACCGCTCGGTGTCGGGCACGTTCTGCTCGTCGAGGCAGGTGGCCATCCCCAGGATGGTCTTGAGGATTTGGTCGGGGGTGGTGCTGAGGTCGATCGGGGTCGCGTCGGCCCCGAGCGGGATCGCCTGCGAGATGACGCCGGCGGTCATGCCCTTGTTGGCGGCCGCGCCGTTGTTGTACTCGGCCAGCAGGATGGCGCGGTCGATGGTGATCGCCATCTGCTTCGTCGCGTCGTCCGTGAACATGCTCATCAGCGCCGGCTTGGCCTGATATTCCAGCACGTCGGAGACGTTGACCCCGAAGTACTTCGCTTGGTCGATGTTCAGGTCGACCTTGTTCGGGGTCGGCACTTGGTAGTTGAGGTTCTGGCCGATGGTGTAGTCGGAGATCGCGATCGTCGGGATGTTGTTGATGGTGATGGTGTCACCCATCCCCTTGATCTCGCCCTCGTAGGACGTATTGGCGATCTCACCGAACACCGTGGTGGCATAGAACTTGACGTTCAGCTTGCCTGACCACAGCTGCGGAATGAACGTCCCCGAGTAGGGCGGGGTCGTGGCGAACGGAGGTTGGACTGCGGGGCCTTGCTGGGCCATGTGCGTCTCCCGCTGGGGGTGAGGGTCGAGCCCTCACCCGGACGCAGCCCTAGCGGACGCGTCCTTCAGCGAGAGCCTTGTCGATGTCCGCCTCGATGCGCTTCGCGTCGTCCAGCCGGCCGCGGTACTCCCCCCTGGCGAAGTCCTTGTAGAACTGGTCCATCTCGGAAATGGCCCAAATCTTCTGGCCGTCGTCAGGCGTGAACACCGTGCCGGCGCGGGCTTGGCCCGGCGACACCAGTTCGGACAGTTCGGCCTGCGGATCGACGGGCGCGGGGGTGGGCGTCGGCGGTGCGGGCGCAGGTGCTGTGGCCCCGAGGAACTGGTTGAAGACCTTGGCCGTCCGGTCCACGTCGTAGGCGTGGAAGGCGGTTTGCAGGATGTCGTTGCGTACGAGCCCGCTGAAGTCGTCCAGCTGCAGCAGCCAGTCCTTGAAGTCCTGGCGCGCGTCGGTCTCCTCATAGGTCGGGCAGAGCTTCGCCAAGGCGGTGAAGTAGGCTGCCCGCCGCTCGTCCGCGACGTTTCCCCTGACGGTCTCAACCTGTGTCGCCTGGGCCGCCATCTGCTTGCGCATATCGGCGAGCTCGCCCTGCAGCTTGGCCTTCTCCCGCGCGTCCGTTTCCACGGCCACCCGGCGGATCAGGTCAATCAGGTCGTCTCCGTAGGTCTCGGTGTCCTCGTCCGTGACCAGCTTGGTCACCGCAGGCAGGTCCGGCGTCGGCGGCGTCTCCGGTGTCGCAGCGGGCTTGGCGGCGCGAAGCTCCTCGATCTGCCGGGTGAGTGTGTCGACTTGGTTCCGCAGTTGCGGCACCTCGGCGTTGTACTTCCCCTGCAGGGTCTGGAACTTGTGCTGCCAGTCCTCCGCGGCCGGTGGCGGCGTCGGTGGCTCTGCCGGCGGCTCGCGGGCGGGCGGGTCCTCTGGGGTCTCCTGGGGTGGCGCGAGTTGCGCGTCCAGGGCGTCCATGGCTTCCGCTTGCCGCTTCACGGCCTCGGGCACTCGATCTCTCATCCGCATCTCCAGCTGCATCTAGGGTCGGCCTCAGCCGGTGTCCTTCTGGTCAGCTATGCGAGTGGGATTGTTCGTCCCACTGTGGCCAGCATAGCCCGTGCATCGAGCACGGTCTGCCGGAATTCTCGTAGGGTCGACACCCGGCCCCGAAGCTCGTGGACGTCTGCGTTGTCACGCGCGCCCAGCAGTCGCTTCGTCGCCGCCTCGATCTCGACCTCAAGCATGGCGTTGATGTCGCGCCACCTCGGGGTCTCCTCAAGCTGCGCGAGCGCGGTGAGGGCTTCCGGGGTGGGCTTCGTCAGCATCCGGCGGCACGCTGGTGGCGCGTCCCCAATTTGTCAATGCCCGGGGCCGAAGGTGTCGGTCACCGGAGCCCCGTCCATCAGCTGCTGCGCATTGCCCTGGGTGGCCCCAGGACCGGGCGGTGTGCCGCCGGCGGGCGCACCTGCCGCCGGCCCGCCACCGGCCGGTGGCGGGCCGCCTGGGGCTCCTGGCGGGGCATTCGGGTCGGGAGCGGCCAACGCCGCCTTGGCCTGCATGCGCTGCCGAAGTTCGTCGGTGTCCGGCACCACCTTGTCGGTGTCCATCTGCAGGGTCTTGGCCGTCTCGCGCAGCACCGCGGCGCGGCCCTCGATGCCCATGATCTGCATGTCGATCGGGTTGGCGGTGGTCGCCAGGAACTCGTTGCGGCGGACCTGGGCGCTCTCCTTGGCGGTGATGTTGCTCGCACCCTTGGCCGAGATGCAGACGTCGCCCTTGAGCTCCGGGTCGGTCTCGTAGCGCATGTTGAAATAGTAGAGCCGCTCCAAGAGGGGCTCCATGATGTTGAGGTCGATGTTCTGGATCACCGCGGTGATGATCTTGCCGGCGTTGCCGATCATCATCGACATGCCGCTCGCGGTGCGGCCAGCACCCCCGGCCGCCGCGTTGCCGGTCATGTAGCGCGGGATGCCCGAGTACTCGTCGGCCATGGTGGTGAACTTGTCGAACAGCTGCATCAGGTCGCCGAGGATCGACTGCGGCTGGAAGAACCGGATCGGCGGGTCCGCCGACGCCCCACCCATCGGGTCGCTGTTCAGCTGCCAGATGCGCCACGGCTTCAGCTGGGTGATCTGCTCCCCGGGCGCGATGCGGTCCGTTAGGATACCAACCTGCGGCCCTGAGGCCAGGGCCGCGTTGTTGATCATCGACCGGGCCGCGGCGTTGCAGATGTCCTGCGGATCGCGCACGAGGTCGCAGACGCTGTGGCCCCAGAAGCTCCCCGGCACCTTCTCGAACGACGTCGCATAGTAGGGCTTCCGGTCCAGCGGGTCGGGGTTGAGCATGGCCTTGATGACGTAGGGTCCGACCAGCCACCCCTCGATCATGTACTCCTTCATCGGCTGGGGAATTTGCGCCCGGGTCATCCCCCAATCGAGCAGCAGCTGGCCCTGCACGAACCCCCAATACTGCAGCGCGTCGATCAGCCCGTCGGGGTTGGCGGCCAGCGTGGTCGGCGGCCGGCCGGCGGCGTCGTCGTGGTCCATGTCGTCGTAGATGTAGTTCAGCAGGCCGCTGCGCCCGTAGTTGTCGAGGACCATGTCGATGGCCCCGTCGTCGTAGCCGGGCACGCCCTTGAGGTCCTGCAGGTCTTTTCGTGAGAGCCGGTGCTTCTCGATCGTGTCCCCGTCGTCGATGCAGGTTGCCGCAGGGGAAGGGTAGAATTTGAACGGATCGACCCGATCCCACTCCTTCACGAGCTTGATTTGCACCACCGGCTGGCTGTCCGGCCCCCAGGTCAGCACCGGCTTCATGCGGATCACCGGCCCCTTGAGGATGGCCGTCGGGAAGGTGGTCAGGTCGTTGATGAAGGCGTCCATCGCGTCGAGGAACCCGCCCTCGGTCAGCTGGTCCTCCATCTTGTCGGCCATGCGCCCGCAGCGTTTGTCGGCCTCCTGGCGGATGGCTTCCAGGGCTTGGTCCTTCATCATCGACATCATGTGGACCGTCGACATCGGGTCCGGCGGCTCGCCCTGGCCGGCGGCCGCGGCCATCAGCTGGTCCTTCAGCGGGATCATCGCCTGCTTGACGATCAGGTCGTTGATCGCCGGCGGAAGCTCGGGGACCTTGGTCGGCTTGATCGACCACGGCCGATCCTCGCCCGTCGACATCATCACGTCCCTGATCCACGCCGAGGCCGCCCGGCACTTCTGGCCGGTGACGCCCGCGTAAACCTCGCTCCCGCCCTCGGTGCGGATGGCCGCCAGCTTCTGCGGCGTGTAGATCGACCTGCGCGCCCGCATGTTGTCGATCATCCGCTGCTCGACGTCGGCGAACCGCCGCGCATCGCGCGCCAGCACGAACTTGTGGTGGATGTGGCCGGCCAGCCCGGTGATCAGCGGCTGGGCCTGCCGGTCCTCGGCGGCCGACCGCGCATCGGCGTCGCGCTGTTGCAGGGCTCCCAGGCTCATGGCGCGCATGGCCGGGTGCTGCAGGACCACGACGTTGGAGGGGGCCGGCGCGGTGGTCGCCGTGGCCGGCAGGCCGACCTGGGGACCGACGGTGGCGGGCTGACCATAGGGGGACGGGCTGACGGCCATGCGGGTCTCCTATCACGTCCAGCCGAGCGCGTTGACCTTCTGCACCGGACGCGCCTGCTGGCGCGCTGTCCAGGGATTACCCCCCTGCTCGGCGTCGGCGTGCAGGGCGGCGTACTGGTCGGCGTCGGCGATGTGGCTGTAGGGCGAGCCCTTGTCGGGGATGTCCTCGGCGTCGCCGGACTTCTTCAGCTTGTAGCGGTAGCCGCCCCGGTAGGCGGCGATCAGCGGCTTGGCCCCCTCGGGGCAGAGGAGCCGGGCGGGGCCGCCGTCGATCTGCCGGTTCAGCTGCTTCTCGACCGCGGCGATGCGCGCTGCGATGTTGTTGGTGCGCGCCGGGATGGCGTGCAGCCGGGCTTGGCGCAGCATGTCGAAGCAGGTCCGCTCGTTGGTCTGGGCGCGCTGCTGGCCGGCCGGGTCGCCGACGATGACGATCGAGAACCCCGGATACTTCGACGCCAGCTTGGGCTTCAGCTGCTGCTCGATGAACCGCTCGATGCCCATGTTGTCGCTGGTCATCGCGTCGTAGGTCAGGAACCGCCCGCGCAGGTCGATCTGGTTGATGGTGCAGCTTGGGTTGAGGCCGAAGTCCATGCCGATGATCAGCGGCCGGTCGATGATCCTGATCGGATTGAGCGGGGCCTTGGCGATGTGGAAGTCGGGCTTGAAGGTGCGGTAGACGGGCAGGCCGGCCAGGGTGCGCCCGAACTTGGCGTGGATGTAGACGTCGATCCAGTCCTGCGATTTCCCCTCGGCGAGGTTGGTGTAGTAGTCCTGCGGCAGGTACTCTAGCCAGTCGGCCTCGGCGCTGAGGCCGCTCGGCTGGAAGTGGGCGCTGACGTTGGACGGCGGATCGGAGAGGAGCTTCTCCCAATGGCTGTCCATGTCCGGCGGGTTGGAGCACCCCCAGATGTGTTTGTTCTCGCGGCCGTCATCGGTGACACACCCGACGCCGTTGTCGAGCTTCGATGGGTAGCGGCCGACCCGGCCCTGCAGGGCGTCATAGACCGCCTGATTGATCTCCCGGAATTCATCGAGGATGCCAAACGACGTCTGCAGGGAGAGCAGGCGGCGAACGTCGTTCTGGTCATCAAGTCCCCGAAACAGAACCTCGCACTCCACGTTGCCGAAGCGCAGCATGAATTTCAGGTCTGTCCGAATAAACTGCCCCGCCAGCCCATCCGGGAACCACCGCAGGAAGTCTGGGATCGACGTATCTTTCAGCTGCTCACGCGTATTGCGGACCCACACCGCCTTTGAGCGGCGGACGCCGTCGCGGCAGCGGGCCATCTGCGAGGCGTGGTAGGCGATCTTCATGATCGCCGCGGTGGTCTTGGTGCTGCCGATCGGCCCGACGATCAGGTCGATGAACCTGTCGTCGAGGAAGAACCCGGCCACGCTGGGCGGCGGCGAATAGACGAGGGTCTCGGTCATGCCGACCGGACTTATCCACAAGACTGAAACAAAGCCCAGCCGCTGCGCGGCTGGGCGCACCTCTTAGCGAGAGGTCAAGGCTGACGTGTCAGCCTTGGAGGAAGCGCGTCCACGTCCCTTCCATGGACGCCACGTAGAGCGCGCCGAGGCCATTGGCTTGCGCCAGCGAGGCCGCGCCGTTGATGGTCGCGCCGCCCCAGCCCCAGACGGTCATCGAGGCCGCGCCCTGGTTCTGGATGAGGATGGTGTCGCCGCCGAAGGTGATCGGCAAGGTGACGCTGTCGGCCGCTGTGGCCACGGCCGCGACCTTCACGAACGGCGCGGTGATCAGGGTGGGATCGGTGGCGACGGTCGCCGCACCCCCGCCGACCTTGGCGGCGGCGATGACCTGCTTGGGACCGGGCGGGGGGAGTTGGGTGCTGAGGCCGGGCATGCGGTTCTCCTAGGTTTCCAGAGGCCACCTGGGGCAGTCGCTGGGTCGGGGAAGGCTTTCCGAGGCGGGGACCCTAGACCTGGGGACGCGTCGTGGGAAGGCCGATCGGCGTGCCAACACTCGCCCCCGGCTGCGTGTCGAGGGACCGTGATGGTCCAGCCGGAGGCGAGGCTGTGGCGGCCATGACCGCCGCAGGGGTGCCGACCAGGGCCGACGGCCGCAGGTCGAAGTCGGGCACCTTCAGGGCGGCCGGCGGCGGCGGAAGCTGGGGGGCGAAGTCCAGGGTCATCACGGTCTCGGCCACCACCTCGGGGACGAGTTCCTGCGGGGCGTGGGACCGGACGACGTCCGTCCCGTTGACCTGAATGTTGATCTGGAAGGGCGGGCCGGCGGACGCCGCGGCCGCGGCGCTGGCCGGCTTGAGCCGGCCGATGTCGGAGAGTTGCTTCGCCGTCTCCACCATCAGCGGCGCGGCGAGCGAGCCGGCCATGCTCTGCTGGAACAGCCGCGTCAGGAGGGCCTCGGCCATCATGCCGGCCTTGGCGGTGAACAGGACGCCGTCGTCGGCAAGCTCCTGGCGCTTCCTGGCCACGAGCTCCCCGAACCAGTGCAGGGCGGCCAGCGTCTCGTAGGCGACCGCGTCGTAGCCGTACCGCTCGGCGATGTCGTGGGGATGCTCGGCCCCAAGCGCGATCTCGGCGACCATCTGCGGGTCGAAGTAGAGGATCGGGCTGAAGGCCATGGCGGGCTGGCTCATGCCCGCAGAGATAGACCCTGGTCGCCGGGGCGGCCAGGGTCCGGGTGTACGTTCGGTCGAAGCGCCGGGGGGGGCTGTGCCGTTCCGCTCGTTCACCGCGCAGGGCTAATCTAAGCCATGGGCGTTAGCGTCTCAAGGGGTCTCAGTCGCCTGTCTCGGGCTCGCGCAGGTCTTCGTCCTCGTCGTCCTCGTCGTCCTCGTCGTCCAGGGCGACATGGACGGGGTCGTCGTCGCGCGCATCGCGCGGGGCGTGGTCGAGGCGCGAGTAGGCCATCAGCGGCCAGATTTGGCGGACGCCGTCCTCGTAGGCGAACCTCTGGCCCTTGGCGGTGTCGAAGTTGGCCGGGTCCATCGGGGCGGACTTCCCGACCACGCAGAAGCCATTGGCCAGCGAGAGGAAGGCCAGGGTGAGCCGGCGCTCGGAGGACGTCGGGTCCATGCCGCTGTCCTCGACCGCGTCGCCGGCATTCACGTAGTGGACGCAGGTGATCTCGGCCTCGATGTCCTCAAGCGAGACACGGCCCTTCGGATGCGCCGCGTTCCTGGCCGAGTACTCCTCGGTGACCCTGAGGCTGTCGCCGTCGATCGGAGGGGTCGGGGACGAGGTCGGTGGGGCCATGAGCGCGGGGGTCCACGGAAGCAGCGGTTGGAGGACGTCGGCCATGCTGTGCATGGACGAGGAGCTTCGGACGATTTGTGGGGGAGGGCAAGGCGGGTACGCCCTGCGCGGCTTGGAGTTCCTTGCGGAACCTTCGGCTCCCTCCTCTTAGGCCACCGTTTCCGGTGGCGGCGGGGGTGGGATGCGCAGGGCGTTTGATCTGGATAGCCGGGAGGGATTTGGGGGTCAAGCGTATTTTTGCGTGACGCTACGTTAACGTCTGCTCATTAGACGCTTGGGGGTTTTTGGGGTCTCGTGCTGAGAGCGGTGCTTAAGCGACCCACCCCCACCCGGCACCCCTGGCCCCATGCCCCCCTACCCCGCCACGCGTGCCCCGCTTGACGTGCCCCGTCTACTAGGCGACACTTAAGGGGTCGGGCGAAGTGTGTCCGGCGCGCTCTTTGACAAGGTGAATTAGGCTCACACCCTCCCCCGGAACGGGGGGAGCGGCTGGCCTATGTGCGTCGCCGCTTAGGTGACGGGAACGCAATTGCCCTATGGCAATTGCGAGCCTCTCTTTTGTTCAATCTTTTCAAAGGGATACACACTATGGCTAAGAAGCAAACCACGGTCGCCGCTCCGGTTTCCACCGTTTCGGCTCCGGCTTTGGACGTCGCGCAAGCCTCGGCTCCGCTCGCCTTGACGCTTTCCGCTGATACCGCGCTCGCGGTCTCTACGGCTTTCGTCAAGCTGGCGGTCGAAACGGAAGGCGCGTCCGCGACCTTTGTGGCGCGGACGCGTCTCATTGCGGCGGCCATTGGCGTCCCGTTGACCTATGGCCAATGGGATAAGCAAATGCGCCCGACGCTGGCGGAAACCTTTAAGGGTTCCGGTCTCAATGACGCACGCGTCACTGAGTACATGAGCCGCTTTAAGGTAATCGCGCTCGCGTTGCTTACCGGCGACGCGTCGCTTGCGCCGTCCGCCGGGGAAAGCCGCGACGCTTACTTGCGTCGCGTTCGCCCGTTGCTTGAGACTTTCAAGCTGGCGGACGGAACGCCTATGGTCGCGCCTTCCGTCACTGGAAAGGCGACTAGCAAGCGCGGTCGCAAGGCTGGCGCTAAGGCGAGCAACGCGAAGCCCGTCACGGTCGCCGCGCAAGCGGCGAGCGCGGGAACGGTCGCGGACGCGGAAGGCGGGCTTGACGTTAAGCCCGCGCTCGCCGCCGCGCTGATCCTGATGCGCGGCAACGATCAGGCGGCCAAGCGTCTCGTTACGATCCTCACTGAGTATCGTTCCGAATATGACAAATGGTCCCTTGGCATTGTCGCCGACGGCGCGAAGGCGGACGCTCGCGCGAACGCCAAGGCGGTTTTGGCAAGCGCGAAAGCGCCTGCTAAAGCCAACGGCGCGGCGGCCAACGCCTAACGGCCACTAACAGAACCCCCACGCGGAAACGCGTGGGGGTTTTTTATTGCCCAATTGCCAGCTGGCAATTAGCGGCGGACGCGTGGCCGGCGTGTTAGGCCACGACTGCATATCAAAATCCCGCGGTCGGCCACGAGGGGAAATCAAAATCCTGCGGATCGGCCACCGCTTTGATTTCCTTACACTTCTACGAGCTAACAGGCCGTGTAAATTAGAATGTAAATAGTAACGCACTGATTTATCAGGGGTTTTTAGGTTCTTTACATCTTTACATAATTTACATTCAAAAAAGTATAAGCTCGTATGCGCGCGGGCGTGAGATAAAATTATCTCGGCGGCCTAAAATCCACCCAAAACCAAATCACGCTCCCCTGTTTTGCCGTGTAAAAATGAAAATTATGTCAAGTAATTGATTTCATTGAGCATCCGCGTGAAAACTTCAGCCCTCCCCGTGTAAATTGCGGAAAATTGCCAACTCTCCCAGCAAAATCAGTGGCCTGCTTGACTACGGCCACGCTCTAATCGTACCTTTAAGCCATGCCGACACCTAAATTTAAGCGTTCCGACACCGCGATGAGTGGCCCACGTCACCTACAAAACCGCGCGTACTCGCTACTTACGGCCGATCCCTTGGCCACATATGAGATGACGCACCACGTAAACGCCTATCTCGCGATCCTGCTTCTCGCTAAAACCGAAACCCTGAACCGGCGCGACTATCATCGCCTGCGGAGTTGGCTGGCGCATAACGCAATCGTCACCGGGCAGGTGGACCTCACCAAAGAGTTCTTGGCATACCTTCAGCATGTGTGGATCAATACGCCCCGAACCTGGGAGACCAACCTCTGATGACGCTTCCGAGCCAACAACCCCGATCGAACGCAGGTGGACCCGTCTTCCCAATGGGCGAGGATGGAGCGCGCATCGCCGTGGGCGTGACGGTGCGCATGGGTCACAAGCACCTGCGTCCAGGCTGGATGGGGTGGCTTGGCCTTCGCCTGCCGCCCACCCAGCCCACGCTGCATCTCCACTTCGCCTCCGCATGGGAGTTGATGGTCCCCGACGAAATCTATCAGCGCGCGTCCCCGCTCGTGAACGCCCTGGCCCAGCGGCGCATCAGCCGCCGGCGCTACAAGCTCCTGCGCGCCATCCTCATCGAGAACGCGTTGGCCACTGGCCAGCCGGACGTCACCGCCCATGTGCTGGACGCCATCGAGCACCAGTGGTGGAGATGCCCGCTGCGCTACCTGTGGCTCTAAAATTCCGGGATCATCGCGTGGCCAGTCTGAACGACAACCCCGACCGCCTTCGCGACCCTGCGGTGCGCGCCCTGATCCACGACGTGGACACCGTGGGCCTGAGCCGCATGCTGCGTGCGGTGGCCGAGCAGGACGCCACCATCGACCTGCCCGACATTCACATGCCGGTCGCGCAATACAGGGCCGCGGTGACCGCGCTGGTCCTGACCGGGGAGATCAGCCTCGACACCGGCAATGACCTGACCAAGCTGGTCGAGGCCATACTCAGGGACGCGTCCCCGCCATGCCAGCCATCGACGTAAAATGGATGCGCCCCAACGACCCGCTCCCCCCGGAGATCGTGGTCGAGTTCGAGGGGCTGCTCATGGCCCTGGACGTGGGCAGATGTACGCGTCGCCAGTGGGATAGGTTCATGGCCATCCTGGCCATTGCGACCTTGGAGGCCGCCGATCAGGAGGCGGGGGCCGAAGGCTACCGCAAGGCCCTGACCAAGTGGCGGCGCTCGCGCTTCTACGACGGGCGTGACTGACGTGGCCTTGAGCGCCCTGGAAGCCCTGGAACACCGCTGGTTCGCCGACGATGGGGCGTTTCAGGACCGCATCGGCTGGCTGGCCTCGCGCGTGGCCACCGCGGCCATCCTGACCGACTACGGCCGCGCACAGTACGTGCTGGGGGCCATGCGCTGCTCGCAGGACGAGTTGGACGAGTACCGCGCCTACATCGTCCATGCGCGCCTCGTGGGGTTCCTAGAGGAGCCGCTCGCCTGCGAAGCCCTCGAACGCTGCGCAGCCATGCAGCAGGTGATCGACACCACCCAACGAAACGAATAGCCGAGCTAATTGCCATCGGGCAATTGCACAGCTACACCTACAGTGAAGGAGTAAACCATGACCGACGCCCCCAAGCCCCGCGCCCGCCGCGGGTTCGCCGCCATGAGCCCCGAGCGACGTCGCGAGATCGCCCGCAAGGGCGGCGCATCCGTCCCCAGCGAGAAACGATCGTTCGCCAAGGACCGCGCCCTGGCCACCTCAGCCGGGTCCAAGGGCGGGCAGGCGTCGCGCGGCGGCGGCCGCAAGCGCAGTCGCAAGGCCCAGCCGGCCACCATCCCGTCCAGCGATCCGACCTGACCGGGGTGTGTCATGGCCCGTATTCCCGAACTGAGACGCGACCTGCTCGCCATCGCCGACCGGCTCCCATTCGCGGCGCGCGCCGAACGCGAGGCCCTGGCCGAGAAGCTGCGGTGGATCGAGAGCGAGATGCACCGCCGCCCGGCGGTGACCAAGGCGGCCACCCGCAGCCCGCCGATGAACCCGGTGCTGGCCGCGCGCATCCGCAACTACCACTACGACCATCCGACCCGGGCCTTCCATGAGATCGCCGCCAAGTTCAAGGTGAACAGCGCACGCGTGTCAGAGGCCATCGCAGGAAAGCGCCGGTGACTGGACGTCCCCTGGACCTCACCGGCCAGACGTTTGGACGTCTGACGGCGGTCGAGTGCCTCGGGTCCGGCCACGGCGACACACCGCGCCGCAGGCGTAGCCGCCTCTGGCTGTGCCGGTGTGCCTGCGGCATGGAGACCGAGGCCCAGACCGAGAAACTGACGAGTGGGCAGACGCGCTCCTGCGGATGCTTGGCCTTGGACCGCATCACCAACCTGCGCCTGCGGCACGGTCACACGCAGGGCTACGCATCGAGCAAGGTCTACCAGTGCTGGAAGAACCTGCGGAAACGCTGCGACTACCCGAGCGACAACCACTACCACCTCTACGGAGCCCGCGGCATCGCCGTCTGTGAACGCTGGCGTACGTTCGAGAACTTCCTGGCCGACATGGGTGATCCGCCCACGCCGGAGCACTCGATCGAGCGCCGCGACAACAACGGCGACTACGAGCCGGGTAACTGCATCTGGGCGACGGGCGACGTGCAGCGCCGCAACACCCGCATCAACGTCAACATCACCTTCCTGGGCCTGACCATGTGCGCCACCGACTGGTCAGCGTGGTCTGGGATAAACCAAACCACGCTGCGCCGCCGCTACTACGGCGGACTGAGCGGCTACGACCTGCTGCTGGACCCTCCGAGAACGACAAACCAGCACACTTGCAGGCGTCACGATCCTGAGCCACAAGCGTGACTTCACTCAAGCCCAGGAGCCGCGCCCATGAAACTGCTCGCCAACCACGCCGTCGACGTGTCGGTCCAATTCGTCAACGCCAGCGGCAACCCGGCTGAGGTCGACGGAGCCGTCGACTGGATGTCGTCCAACCCCGCCGTGGCCTCTGTCGAAGCCAAGATGGGCAGCGGCACCGAGACCGCCTCCGGCATGATCGCCACCATCACCGCCGGCCCGAGCGCCGGTGAAGCCGTGATCACCGCCGTCGCCGACAGCGACCTGGGCGAGGGCACGACCGAGGTCGAGGCCACCCTCTCCATCACCGTGATCGCCAAGGGCGTGGCCATCGGCGGCGAGATCAGCCCGGTGGTCGTCACCGGCCCCGGCGGCCCGAGCGCGGGCAACGAACTGCCGGGCGGACCCCCCGGCCAGATCGACAACAGCCTGCCGCACGGCCAGCGCCCGGTCGACCCGGGCTTCGGGGTCAGCGGCGACCGGCCCGACAACGCTCTGCCGGGCGACCAGCCGGGCATCGACAACACCCTGCCGGGCGGTGGGCCGACCACCCCGGGCAACGAACTGCCTGACACCCCGGCTCCCAAGTCCTAGGGCGTCAAGACCCCCGCCGCGCGAAGGACGGATGCGCAGCGGGGGTCCCGTCCCGGCCCTACTTCTTGCCGCCCTTGCCGGCCCGGCGCTGGGTGTCCAGCGCGATGGCCACGGCCTGCTTCTGCGGGCGACCGGCGGCGATCTCGGTCTTGATGTTCTCGCTGACGGCCTTCTTTGATCCTGACTTGTTCAGGGGCATGGCTTCGCACTCGCCTGTTAGGGGAACTTCGGTTTCTGAGGCGTGGGCCGGGCGTCGTCGACGCCGGGGATCGGGTCGGACGCTGACGCCGCCTTGCACGGGCTGGGCGTGCAGGGGGGCGGCTCGGCGACCACCGCCTTCACGTTGCCGACCGCGTTCTTGACCGTGTCGTGCTTGGGCTTGGCCGCCTCGGTGGCCGTGTTCGGCACGCCGGGGATGGGATCACCCGCGCGCACAGGCGGGTCCGGGGTCCCGAGCATCAGGACCAGCACCAGGGCGATCACCTCAGAACCCCGGCGGGTAGGGCTTGGTCGGCTTGCCGCGGCCGGTGGGCGTGGCCGGCGCACCGGGCTTGCCACCCTTCGCGCCCTTGAGCGCCTGTCCGCCACCATCGCCCTTGGGCGGGAACGGCTTCATCGGGGGAGGTTTGGCCATCCGGCCCTCCTGTGAACGACGCACGCGTCTAGGCGTGCATGAACTGCGGCGCGGCGAGCAGCAGCACCGCAATGACGATGGCGATGGGCACCGCCCACTTCATCCAGGCATTCGGGTACGGCGTGTAGAAGGCGATCAGCAGCATCGCCGCGACCAGCAGGACGGTGGCGAGTGTGGCGACCATGACGTGTCCTCCGTGCGTCCCCAGCCCATCATAACGCCGTCGGTCACGAAAGCGCCACAAGACCTATTGGCAAGCGTAACAACACCATGCTACGCCTGCTGCGGCCAAGGCTTCCTTGGTGGGGGAAACGGGTGCGACCCGCTCAATTCGCGCTCATTCAAGTTCAGGAATGCATTCCATGAAGAACCTGCTCGCGGGCGTTGCCGCCCTGGCTCTGCTGGCGATGGCCGGCGCGGCCTCGGCCGACATCGCCGCCTCGACCTCGGCGAACTCCGCCGTCAACTCCGGCTCGACGACCGTGTCGATCGGCCCGTCCACGTCGGTTGGCGTGAACGCCGCCACCAACACCTCCGGTGCGGCTGCGGCCGCCAGCCGTGGCTTCTTCAGCCCGGTCGCCGCCACCTCGGGCAGCACCTCCACGGGTTCGACCGTGTCCGTCCACACCCAGACGGGCCTGTCGCTCAGCACCTCGGGCGCCAATCAGGCGGGTTCGGCGGCCGCGGCGAGCCACGCTTCCTGGCCTTTCTAAGAACGAGGACCGCCGCTGCGGCGGTTCTCCTTCTTAGGCTGCACTAGGCGGGGGGAGCTTCGGCTCCCCCCGTTCCTCTCAATCCCAACAGGTGGGGCACCTACATGAACAACCGCTACTTCACCACGGCTGCCTGCGCTCTGGCGCTGGCCTTCACGACCATCACCCCGGCCTTCGCGCAGCAAGCGCCGGCCGAACAGAACGCCGGCACCGCGCCGGCCAGCGTCGGCTCCAACTCCAACTCGGCGTCCAACGCCCAGCAGCAGCAGTCCCTGGTCAACGGGGGTAGCTCCGTCGGACCCATCGACAGCAGCGTCCGCGTCGGCCCGACCACGTCCACCTCCGACAGCAGCGCCAACTCGCTCTCGGGCTCGATCTCGCACAGCGAGGGCGGCGCGGGCGGTAGCTCGACGGCCAACTCCAACGCGACGGGCGGCACGGCCACCACCGGGGCGTCCACGTCCTCGGCCACGGCCAACCCGAACGCGTCGAACCAGGGCAACGCCCAGAACATCACCTTCAACAACGTCGCCCCCAACAAGACCAAGCTGGAGACAACTCCCCAGGTCTACGCCCCGGCGCTGTCGACCACGCTGACCGAGACCTGCATGGGCTCCACCTCGGGTGGGGTCAGCGTCATGGGCTTCGGCGGCACGCTGGGCACGACGTGGAACGACAGCCAGTGCGTGCGCCGCCTGAACGCTCGAGAGATGGCCCAGACGCTCGGCGATCGGGCCGCGGCCCGCGCCCTGATGTGCCAGGACAAGGACGTCGCGGCCGCCTACGCCGCCGTCGGCCAGGACTGCCGCCAGAAGTACGAGGTGGCCGTGGTTGTGCCGCCGCCGGCCCCCATCTCGCCGGTGGTGATCAACAACAACATCCCGCCCGCGCCGCCGCCGGTCATGGCTCCCATCCCCAACCCGCCGGAGGCGCAGTCCTACGCTGCGCCGCGTCGTCACCACGCCGGGCCGCCGAAGAACATCCCGGCCTGCAAGCTGGACCCGCACTATGCCTGCCCGGCGGCCCACGACTAAACGCTGGCCCCGAGCGTGGGGGTGGCTGCTCGCGGCCGCCCTCGCGATCGTGCTCTGGGTCATCGTGATCGCGGCTGTGGTCAGCATCGTCCACATCCTCGGCGAGGTGATCTCGGAGCGGTTCAGCTGATCCCGCATGCCGTCCCCAAACACCCCCCACCTGCCAGGGGGCGGCCCAGGCGGCCCCGGCCAGCAGAGGCCCCTACCCGCTGCTGGCCGGGTGTTCCGCAATTGCCACCGGGCAATTAAGATCGCGGAGGAGTGCTGCTGGGGAGAGTAAGCCCCTCCGAACCACAGACGCCGCCACGGTCCCCGAGCCGAAGGCGAGCGCGAGACCCCGACTAGGCCACCCCTGGCCGTGTACTCTCCGGTCCGGCCAGGGGCCTTTTCGGGAGCTAGACCATGAACAAAGGATGCCTTACCTTGACCGTATGCGGCATCGTGCTGCTGACGGTCCTGCTTATCGTCGCGATCACCGCCCACTAGGAGCCTGCATGCCGCCCGCCACCCTCACCCGCCTCAAACAGCGCATCGGCGACCTCGGTCTGCCTCGGGTGGTCTGGCCGGTCTACTGCCAGGACGGCCAGATCGTGGCGTTCTACGACCGCGACAAGGCCGCGGCCTGGGCCGAGGACGGCCCGCAGCGGCTGGCCGGGCAGCAGCCCCTCCAAATCAAGGACGCATCCCAGCGATGAACGAGATCAAGCGCCTCAAGGCCGAAGCCCGCGCCCTCTACATGGACGTCCACAAGCAGCTGGACAGCGTCGACTGCGGCCTCTCGCTGCTCTGCTACATCCGCCCCAGCGTCGGGCGCGACCTCGCCAAGTTCAAGGAGGTGTGGGCCAAGCTGCAGGACCTCGACCCCGACTGCCCCAAGGAAAGCCCTCTCTGATGGGCTCGCAGTACCCCCGCTACGAGGCCATGCGCTCCGAGGCCGCTGAGATGGGCTGGGTGACGCGTCGTGCGAACGCCAAGCGCATGGAGGTGGCCGACAAGATCGTCATGGTCGTCACCGACCGCATCTGCGCCGACATTCTGCGCCCCGGCCCCGAAGACGCCGAGCGTGAGTGCTACGTCGTGGCCCAGGAGCTTCGCGACTACGGGCCTAAACTCAAGGACCTGATCGTGGCCATCCTCAAGGTTGAGGAGAACGAGCGGTGAGCATCGTCGTCGAGACCCTGCGGGCGCAGTACACCCGGACCTACATTCAGGTGCGCGGCGCGGCCAAGCTGGTGGCCTATCACCACAAGAAGGCCACCGACGAGGAGGCCCGGCTGCACCTGCTGAGCGATGATCTGGCGCAGCTGGAACTGGCCATCACGCTGGGCGGCGGCGAGCTTCCGCGCCCGCCCGTCGACGAGCCCTACACGGACGATCCCGTGGAGCCCGCCGCCTGATGCCCTACGCGTCGCGCACCCAGGTCCCGGTCGGCCAGTCGCAGGGCGAGGTGAAGGCCATGCTCAAGAAGGCCGGCAGCGACAGCGTGGCGATCTACGAGGACGCGTCCCGCTCCGCGGTCGCCTTCCGCATGGCCGGCCGCTACTACCGCATGGAGGTGCCCATCCGCCGCAAGGTGGGCAACGCCGCCCAGGAAGAACGCCGCGCGTGGCGGCTGCTCCTGCTGCTGGTCAAGGCCAAGCTGGAAGCCGTGCGCGAGGGCGCGACGACGTTCGAGCGCGAGTTCCTGGCCGACATGCTCACGCCGGATGGCAAGACGGTCTACGAGTGGACGCGTGAGCCGCTCAAGCTGGCCTACGACAGCGGCCAGATGCCCGACCAGCTTCTCCTACCGGGGCGCTAGGATATGAAGGGTGGGCAAGCTCTACCGTTTCACCATCGAGACCAGCCGCAAAGTGGACCGCCGAGGGCTCGGCCGGACCATCTACCGCTACCACATTTGGTCTCCCGACGGGCGCGAGGTTCTGATAGGACGGTGGCGCTCCAATCGCCAGTACGCCCAGGACCGCGGCGAGCACAACACAGCCCTCCTCAACGCCCCCGTCGCGCCGTGACGAACCCTGCCGTGCTCTGGTCCCGCATCTTCCCCAACGAGGTTGGCAAACGGCTGGCGCTTGGCCGGCGCTACGAGCCGCGTAGCCTGCGCGACACCGCCGCGGCGACGATCGAGGACGTGCGCGCCATGCGCGCGGCGATCGTGGAAGGCCAGTTGAAGGGGCTCGCCGGAGCCTTCAAATGGGCCGAGTTCATGGACCGTGAGTTTCCTGTGGAGAAGTGGCCGCTATGATGTTCGTGATCTTCGACCTCGACGGGACGCTCGCGTTCACCGAGCACCGTGAGCACCACCTGCGCAAGACGCCCAAGGATTGGGACGCGTTCTTCGCCGAGTGCATCAACGACACCCCCAACCTGCCGCTGATCGAGACCTACAACGCGCTCTCCCTGGCCGGTCACCGCTGCGCCATCTGGACCGGACGATCGGGGGTCATGGTGCAGCAGACCGTCGACTGGCTGGTGCTGAACGGCGTCGGCATGGTCGCCGGCGGGGTCGGTGAGATGGTCATGCGTCGCGAGGGCGACCACCGCCCCGACACCGTCCTCAAGGAGGAGTGGCTGGCCTCCGAGGCCGCGCCGCCTGACCTCGTGTTCGAGGACCGCGCGTCCGTGGTGGACTGGTGGCGCAGCAAGGGCATCCTCTGCGCCCAGGTCGCGCCCGGCCGGTTCTAGGTGCAGCGCCCGCTCCATCTGGACCCGGCCTACGTGCGGCGCATCGAGGACGGGCGCTACTACCTGTTCGACGTCGAGTGCCCGACCGAGATCATGGCCGCCTACGAGAGCCTGTACGCCACGGTCTACCGGCGGCAGGAGAACGGCGACCGGTTGCTGGCCTGGGTGGTGACCACGTCCCTGGTCCAGGGCAACATCGACTTCGGGAACCGCCTCATGGACGCAATGGAGAGGCTCGGATGGCAGCGACCTACCGCATGATCGGCGTGGACTACGAAACCCACGACCCCTCGAAACCCGTGGCCTTCCTGTTCGACCTCCCCCTGATGTTCGACGAGGCGTTCGCGTTCAGCAATGTCGAGGCCGGGTGCCCGACCGATCGCGACCGCGAAATCCTGCGGGCGTGGGCCGTGAAGATGACCCTCGTTCATGGCACCTGGGTCGAGGAACGGTGCCGCTTTTACCAAATCTGAGACGGGTCGCGAGCTTGACATGACCCTAACAGAAGTGTATACTGGTTGATGGATGGGAGATCGGCTTCCATCCAGACCGGGAGCCAATTGCCAGCAGGCAATTACCCCGACAACCGGAGCCTAGCCACATGGCTAAGTACGACAGCAAGGCGAAGACCACCCACACCACCCGTGACCCCGACACGCGCCGCCAGCACGACTGGAAGCGTGACCGTTACGAGCAGCGCAAGCTCAAGAACGTCCTGCGCGACCGCGGCATGAAGGAGGGGTTCTGATGCCCCTGGTCATCTTCGCCCTCCTCGTCGCCTGCGGCATCGTCGCCGGCGACGCCCTCAACCGTGACGACGGCCCCGGCTTCATCGTCTCCGGGGCGGCCTTCCTGCTGCTCTGCCTCGGCCTCGCCGTGGTCATCCGCTGATGTTCGTTCACCTCGAAAGCCCCGCCGAGTGGCGGGCACGCGTCCTCAGGGAAACTGCCGAGGCGCTCGACACCATGTCGTGGATGTACCTGCGCCTGGACGACCGGCCGACCAGCCTGCGCTACCTCAAGGCCCACTACTTCGTGGTCACCGTGATCGCGCAGGAGAAGGCCGGTAACAAACTTGACCGTAATTGCCTGATGGCAATTGCCCAACCGAAGGAACCCACCGCGTGAGCATCGACACGTCTCTCAACCCGTACACCAAGAAGCCCTACGACCCCCGCACCCAGCCGGGCGTCATCCACCTGTGGCTGTCCGGCTCCACGGAGCCGGGCTCCTGCCGGCCCAAGCAGCACCTGCCCTGGTACGGCGTCATGCAGGACCCGGACGTGAAGTCGATCGAATGCCGGGACGACCGGCTGTTCGGCTACGGCCACTTCATCGCCCGGCGGGGGGAGGGCGACACCATCGAGGTCTCTCTTTGTGTCCCGGATGGCGCGGTGTCGGCGGTGGCCCGGCGCGTCGTCCGCTGCGCGCTGCGCCGCGGGTTCGAGGTGGTGTCCATCGGTCCGAACGGAACGCCCCGCCAAGCCGCAGAGATGGTGCTGCACGCCATCGAGAAGATGCTCCGGCGCTCCCGCCCCATGAGCCAGTGGCAAGGCCCCTGGCGGCTCACCCAGGCCGCGCAGGAGGTGGCGCGCGTGGCCAAGGCGGGTACGATCCCGCCGGAACGGGTGGACAAGGTGATCGTGGCGCTCAGGGCCAAGGTCTCGCTGGGACGGCTGCAGGGGTGGAGCGAGAACGCCTGCACCAGCCTGATGGCCGAAATCCTCAAGGCCGAGCAGTCCATCCGTCGCTACGCGGAGGCCGCATGACCCAGCCGATCCCGAAGATGTACCAGCCGGTGGTCGACCAGGGCGCGGTCAGCCGCAACAAGGAGCACTGGCCCGAGCAGGTGAAGGGCTTCCTTGAGGTCGGCTACGGCGGGGAACAGACGCGTCTCGCCGAGGAACGCCGGCGCGACCCGAGTGGCCAGGAGCATGCCCCGCCGAGCTACTGCTACAAGCTGGCTGAGGCGTGGTGCGGGAAGATCGACGAGTTCATCTCGGCGTACTTCCTGCTGCCGCGGGGGTCGTTCATCGACAAGGCGTACGACGCGTCGGCCAAGGACAAGATGGCCAAGAAAGGGGGGACCTGAATGGGGAAGATGAAGACCCTGCACACGCGCCGGAAACGGCGCACGTCGAAGCAAGGAAAGGGCAAGTCGGTCCACCGCTCCAAGAGCGGCCGGACCGGCTCGACCCACTCAAAGAAACTGGCCACGCGCCAACCGAAGGAGAAGTCATGAACCAAAACATAGCCTGGGTGGACCGCGTCGAAGGGACGTTCGAGTTCACCGAGACCTGGGCCAAGTTCACCGAACTGGCCGGGCTGGTGATCAAGGAGGTCCACGTCGACAGCGAGGCCGCCATCATCCACTTCGTGGACGACGGCGGCTACGTGCGCATCGCCGACGAGGGGCAGTCGTGCTGCGAGAGCCGCTACATGGCCTGCGACGACGACTACACCGGCCTCGCCGGCGGGTCGCTGGTGTGCATCGAACTGGACGCCGCCGCGCCGCCGTCGAAGGACGTGGCCGAGACCACCCCGGACCCCGACGAGGACGATTGGGGCAGCGACAGCTGCCACGAGACGGAGTTCGTCAAGGTGACCACCACCAAGGGGTCGTTCACGCTCTGCACCCACAACGAGCACAACGGCTACTACGGCGGCTTCTCGATCAACGTGAAGCTGGTGCGCTAACCAATTGCCAGCGGGCAATTACAACAGAAGGACCACGTCATGCAGTTTTGGGTAATCCAGCTGTTCCCTGTCGCCGGTGGGCCATCCTACGCCCACCACTACCTGTTCGCCTCGCCGTTCCAGGCGGCGACGTTCGCCGATCAGATGCGCCGCCACAACTCGAGCCGGATGAAGGTGCGTCCCGCCACATGGCAGGAGCGCGAGCAGGCCATGTTCCAGGCCGGGCTCTACGACCTGCCGGTGTGGGTCGAGGAGCCGTTCTGGCGCAACTACGGCCACGAGCTTCACGACCACTTCGTCCACATCTCGCTGGCCGACCCGACGGCCATCGCCTTCACCGAGGACAAGCGCAAGGGCAAGGCCGATCGGCAGACGCCGATGAAGCCGGGCAAGTACCTGCAGAAGTTCATGGGCGCTGGCCGCGGCGGGGTGATCGAGCATGGTCCGCTCAAGGGCCAGGGTGCGAAGATCACCAAGCAGCAGGTGGCCTACTACTCGGCGTGGCACGCCAACGGCAAGCGGCCCCCGAACGACGACGTGCTGTGCTTCGCCACCGAGGCGGACGAGATGGTCCGCGTCTACAAGGAGGGGCCGTACAGCTGCATGCGGGGCTGCGACAAGGAGTGGGAGGACGAGGACCACCCGGTCAGGGTCTACGCCGCCGGCGACCTGCAGTTCGCCTACCTCAACAACGAGAACGGCGACGTGGTCGGCCGCGCCTTGTGCTGGCCGGACAAGGAGGTGTTCGGTCGGGTCTATCCGACGCCCAACTCCGACAAGGAGCGCGAGCAGTACGCCGAGCTTCACGATAGGCTCAAGGCGCTCGGCTGGGTGTCCATCGACGAGCGCCAGAACGTGTTCGAGGGCGCTCGCCTGAGGCGGATGACCAACAGCGACGGCAACCTGATGATGCCCTACCTTGACCATGAGTACGGGGTCGAGGAGGTCTGGCCGGGCGGCGGCGGGAAAGCCTACTGGCGGATGACGCACGACACGCATCATCAGGACAACACCGACGGCACCTACTGCTGTGGGGACGACGAGGACGACACCCCCGACTGGACCTGCGAGGAGTGCCACGATGGGCATGACGACTACACGTCAAGCTACACCGTGTACTCCCGGTGGCGGCCCGAGGCGCGGGGCGGCCGCGGCCACCCGTACAGCGAGCACACATGGTGCCAGTCCTGCGCCGACTACAGCGCCTTCTACTGCGACGGCTCCGACGAGCACTACAAGAACGACGACACCGAGTGCGTCGAGGCCGGCAGCGGCAAGTACGAGATCAACTGGTTCAACGCCAACGGCGGCTACCAGTGCAGCTGGTCCAACGAGTACTTCTTCAAGGACGACGACCCGCCGATCACGCTCACCAACGGGGCGCTCGTCCACCCGGACAACCTTCACGAGGCGGCGTTCCAATGCTTCTTCGATGGACAGTGGTGGCCGGAAGACTTCCGCAGCTACGCATGCCCGGCCTACTCGTCCGCCTGTGACGTGTTGGCCGTTCATCCCTTGGAGATGGAGTTCACCCTCCCCGACCAACCCGTACACCCGGACGACGTCTGGGCGTGGGCTCGTGGCCACGTCCTGCCTGACTACACGCCGCCGGCCATCCAGGCCCTGTACCAGCACCTCACCGCAGCAGCATGAAGGAACCCACCGTGAAGCTTATGAAACAGAACCTGCCGCCCCTGCCGATCGGCAACGGACCCAGCCGCCTGCTGACGCTGCCGCAGCGGACCCTGATGACGTCGACCATGATGACCGCGTCGTCGGTCTACACCGGCTACGACCCGGTCTCGATCGAGGTGCTGCGCAACGACCCGGCGATCCACCGGCTGCTCGATATGATGGAGACGTGTCGCCCGGGTGGCAGCAGCGAGGAAGACGACTATATCCGCGACTGGATCGAGCCGCTCGACCCGGCCGAGGACGGCTACGGCAACCGCATCGTCGAGGTGCCGACGCCCGAGGGCCACCCGCGCATCCTGTGGTCGACGCACACCGACACCGTCCACTGGCATGACGGCCGCCAGAAGGTCGAGGTGACCGGGTGCATGGCCTGGACCAGCGACGGCTCCTGCCTGGGGTCGGACGACACCGTGGGCAACTGGCTGGCCATCGAGATGATCAAGGCCAAGGTGCCGGGCGTGTACGTCTTCCACCGCGAGGAAGAAAGCGGCGGCGGGGGGTCCATGTGGCTGGCCAAGAACATGGCCAAGTGGATCGAGAGCTTCGACTGCGCCATCGCGCTGGACCGGGCCGACTACCGCGACGTCATCACCTACCAAGCAGGTGGGAGATGCTGCTCGGACGCGTTCGCCAAGAGCTTGGCCGCCCTGCTCGATGGGGACTTCCAGCCCTGCGACCGCGGGGTGTTCACCGACACGGCCAACTACGTGAACCTGATCGGGGAATGCACAAACTTGAGTGTAGGCTACTTCCGCCAGCACGGCCCGATGGAGCATACCAACCTGAGCTTCGCCTACTCGATGCGCGACGCGCTGCTCAAGGCCGACTGGTCGAAGCTGGTGTTCGAGCGCAAGGCCGGCGCGGAGGACGAGGAGGACTGGTGGTTCGAGGACAAGTACGGCACGCGTCCGCTGGTCCAGAAGTCCGTGGCTCAGGGCGACTACGCCGACGTCGATGCGATGGAGGACTTCGTCAACAACTTCCCCTGGGTGGTGGCCGAGTTCTTGGTCGCCCGAGGCTACACCATCGACGACCTCGACGAGTACGAGCCGGGGAGTGACCGTTGATAGGGCGGCGCTTCACCAACCCCAAGCGCACGCTGTGGGGTCGCATCGGTCATCCCGGTGCGATCGAGCGGCGGCTGGTGCGCTGCGGCGGCGTGACGTTCGGCGATCAGATGCTCCGCAAGAAGTGGACGTTCCGCCGCTACGAAGCCTACGGCCAGGACTGGCCGGCGATGGACGTGTGGACGGTGCAAGTCCAGATAGCGCCCACCCGCCGCGGCCAGATCATACCCGGCTGGGGTCCACAGACCCCGGTGCGGGAGGCCGACGTGCCCGAGGAGGTGAAGGAGTTCGCCTGGGCCGAACTGGTGCGGATGCGGATGAAGGGCCGCCTGCATGCCTGAGTGGGACCTGCGCGAGGCGATGCTGCTGGCCAAGTGGAAGGCGGAAGGCCACGAGTTTCGGCACATGGGGAGCAGCGCCGTCGGGGCTGTCCTCTGCCTCCGCTGCAACACCCTGGTCCACGTCAGGACCCGGGCGCAGGCCGCGGCCGGCAACGCGCCGTGGAACAACGGAGACCCGGAGACGGTGGCCCGCTGCATGAAGGCGGACTAAACTGAGGACTTGTCACCCACTTGACAAGCCCCTAACACTTGTGTATACTATAAGACAGTCGGGGATTTCCCTCGACTGGAACCCAGGCCAGCGGCAATTGCCCGCTGGCAATTAGACGAAGGACCCACATGAACCCTAAGCTTTTCATCGAGACCCTCGTGGCCCGCATGAACCATCAGATGGCCACCGGCGTCATCATGTCCCCGGTCGTGGCCCTGGCCCAGCCGGGCGTCGGCAAGACGCAGAGCGTGCGGCAGGCGGCGGCCACGGCGGGCGTCGGCTTCATCCACATCCACGGCCCGACCATGCCCGCCGAGGACTTCGGCGTGCCCGTCCCCGTGGACGGGTGCTTGGAGTTCGTCCTGCCGCTGAACAAGTTCCCGTTCCAGGGCGACGACACCTACGGCGAGTTCGGCTTCATCTCGATCGACGAGATCGCCGGCATGAACAACGACCAGCAGAAGGTGATCGCCAACATGATGCAGGAGCGCGAGCTTCACGGCCGCAAGCTCAAGCCCGGCTGGATGTTCGTGGCCACCGGCAACCGCCAGGAGGACCGGGCGGGGGCGAACCGCATCCTCTCGCAGCTGAACGACCGCTACATCACCCTGCCGTTCGAGGTGAAGACCGACGACTGGATCGAGTGGGCGCTGACCATCGGCAAGGTGAAGCCTCAAGTCATTGCATTTTTGCAATGGCGCTCCGACCTGCTGGCCCCGGCGTTCGATCCCAACGCCGAGAAGAACGCCACGCCCCGCGGCTGGGCCGAGCGCGTCAGCCCGGCGCTGGACTGCACGCCCAAGGCGGCGCTGTTCGAGATCGTCAAGGGCTCCGTCGGCGAAGGCCCGGCGGTGGAGTTCATGGCCTTCTTGGAGACCTTCCTGCAGCTGCCCGACCCGGACCTGATCTACGCCAAGCCGGAGACCTATCCCGTCCCCGACGAGGCGCACATCCTGTACGCCCTGATCGGCGCGCTGATCGCCCGGGTCACCGACAAGACGTTCCCGGCCTTCATCAGCTACGTCCAGCGGATGCCGCCCGAGTTCATGGTCATGGCCATGCGCAACGTCATCACCGCCCACGGCCAGCTGACGCAGACCGAGGCGTTCACCAAGTGGGCCGGGACCGCCGGCGCTCGCGCCCTGTTCTCCCGGTGAGGATGGCGCACCCCGGCCATAAGCAGGCGTGGTGCGACGCCCTGCCCATCACGATGCGTCTCCTCGGCTGGCCCGAGGAGACGTGTCAGGCGGCTGGCCAGTACGCTCACCAAGTGCGGTGGGCGTACACCGGCCGGGCGTGGCTCTCCTACACCGAGGAGGTGGACCGCTTCCTCGCGAAGCAGACCAGCCGCAGCGCCCAAATGCTGATCGCTCACTTCCCCCGGCGCATGGGCGTCGGGCGACAACTCAACGTCACCGCCTAATTGCCCGCTGGCAATTAGCTTAACAGAAGGAACCTAGACCATGTCCGCACTCTCCGAGCGCGCCATCCTCACCACCCTGAACGTCAGCCAGTGGACGGCCCGCAAGCTGGACCGCAACGAGACCACGGCGCTCAACCGCAGCCACGGCCTGAGCATCGAGGCGGCCCGCGTGAACAAGAACCTGCTGCCGTTCGCCAACGAACTGCAGCGCCTGCAGCAGACCACCGGGGCGATCCGCAAGGACTTCGACCGGCACACCCTGCCCTGGGGCATCGACGGCATGCGCATCCTCAAGAGCGAGGCGTACATGGACTTCTCCGTCCAGGCCCGCCACTGGCAGGACGATTGGGAGGAGGCGCGCAACGACTTCCTGACCGCCTACCCGGCGCTCGTGGACGAGGCACGGCGTTCGCTGGGCTCGCTCTACAAGGCCGACGACTACCCGATGGGCCGGGACTTGGAGCGGCTGTTCCGGTTCGACATTCGCTTCATGCCGATCGCCGACGAGCGCGACTGGCGCATCGACGTGGGCGACGAGGCCAAGGCCCGGCTCCAAGAGGACATTCGTTCCCGGCTCATGGAGGTCGAGCAGAGCGCGATGGCCGAGGCGTGGAGCCGCGTCCATGAGGTGGTCGAGAAGACCGTCGAGCGGCTGGCCAACCCGGAGAACGTCTTCCGCGACAGCCTGATCGACAACGCCATCGAACTGTGTAGCCTGATGCCGTCGCTCAACATCGCCAACGATGCGGAGATGGAGGGCGTGCGCCAGACCATCGAGCGCACCCTGGCCCACTTCGCCGGCAACGTGGACGCCCTGCGCCACGACCCGGTGGAGCGCCAGGACGCCGCTGCCCAACTGGCCGAGGTCATGCGCAAGATGGCCGGCTACGTCACCCCCAAGGCCGCCTGAAAGGAGACCCCATGAGCACCGAAACCCTGAAACAGAAGCTGTCGCTGGGGAAGACCGCCCTGGTCGTCGACAACGCCTTCATCGCCTCCCTGCTGTGCAGCCTCAAGGTCACCTGGGACGAGAAGGCCGACCCGCCGACGATGGTCACCGACGGCCACATGCTGACCGTCACCCCGAGCTACGCCGAACACCTGACGGCGCAGCAGATGCGCTGGGCGCTGGCCAACATCACCATGCGTCTCGTGTTCAACTGCAACCTGCGCTGCCGCATCGGCCAGCGTGATCCGGTGAAGTGGGACATTGCCTGCGACGTGATGATCAACTCGCTGCTGGAAGGCGAGAAGCGCGACGGGCGGTCCACCGTGGGCGAGCGGCCGCCGCACGCCATCTACAACCCGGGCCTCTACGAGGCGGGCCACAAGACCATCGAGGGCATCTACGCCCTGCTGCCTGACCCGACGCCGGAGGAGGAGGCCAACCGTCAGGGGGTGGTGATCTTCGATGGGTCCGAGGCCGAGCAGTCCGAGCAGGCCGCCCGCATGCAGGTCCGCGTGGCCCAGGCGCGCGACGTGGCCCGCATGGCGGGGAACCTGAGCGAGAGCATGGCCCGGTTCGTCGGCAAGGAACTGACGCCGCGCATCCGGTGGCAGGACCAGCTGCGATCGTTCTTCACCAAGCGGCTGGCCACCGAAATGTCGTGGGCTCGCCCGTCCCGCCGCGGCCTAGCGCAGGGCATCCTGCGACCGGGCAAGGACGGCACCGGCATGGAGGAGATCATGGTCGCCGTGGACCTGTCGGGGTCGGTGTCGCCGGACGAACTGCAGGAGTTCCTGACCGAGCTTCGGGCGATCAAGGTGGACTGCAACCCGAGCCGGACACACGTCCTCTACTTCGCCAGCGAGGTGACGAAGTACGAGAGCTTCGGCCAGGACGACGAGCTTGACCTGCGTCCGAACGGCACCGGCGGCACGCGGTTCTCGCCGATCTTCCGCTACTGCCGGGAGCACGACATTGAGCCGGCGGCCGCGGTGATCCTGACCGACCTCTACTGCGGCGACTTCGGGTCCACGCCCGAGTACCCGGTGCTGTGGGTGTCGACGGGTGCGCAAGGGCCTGCGCCGTTCGGCGAGGTCATCATGCTGCGAGAGCAGTCCATCTGAGCCGGGGGGCATATGTCGACCCATTGCACGTTCGAGCTAAGCGGCCGGCGCTACGGCACCGGCCACCGCACCTACGCCAAGATCGAGTGCGGGTTCTGCCATCACGTCGAGTGGCACGTCGCCAAGGACAGCGGCGTGGCCATCCGGGTGTTCCGGTCGCATGGGTGGAAGGTGGGCAACAAGCCACCGCAGCACCGATGCCCGCTGTGTTTCACCAAAGCTAAGGCGTCTCGGCGCAGGCCCGACAACCCGGCAATCCCGCCGGAGATCGGGGCCAAGTTGAAGGAGAAGATTTTGAACGGCCACCTCAGGGACAAGCTGCTACGCGGCTCCGTCCTGCACCCCGAAGGACCACACGCCATGCCCACCCCTCGGCACGACCGCACGGACGAAGCCCCTCCGATCCTGACAGGAGACGAGCAGGTGGTCGTGATCATGGTCGAGCCGCCGATCAAGGCGGTGCGCGGGACCATGTCCACCCCCGGTCGGACGGTCTTCACCAACCGCAAGCAGGCGACGATGGCCGGTGCGCGGGCGACCGGCAGCGTCGACGGGATGGCGTTCTTCACCGTCCCGCTCGGCGACGGCTGGACGTACAAGCTTCACGTCAACACGACTGAGGCCGAGCGCACCGAGTGGCGCAAGAGCCGCAAGTACGGACCACGCATCATGCCCCGCAAACCGGGCAGCGAGCTAGGTCCGGCCCCGCCGCTCTCGACCAAGGAACTGCACGGCGCAATTGCCTCTGGGCAATTGCACCCCACCCCTGAACCCACGAAGGAACCCATGACCACCACCAGCACCATCACCCCCGACCGCCAGCCCACCCGCGACGAACGGGCCTCGATCCACGACGAGCTAACCAAGACCTACGACATTGTCGGCCAGCGGTACGCGGGCCAGGACAGCGACGCCAACGTGGCCGGTCGTCTGGACCTGCCCCGGGTGTGGGTCACCGACCTGCGGACCATGTTCTTCGGCGACCACGATCGGAACCAGCAGACCGATCGCAAGATCAAGGAACTGGACGCGGCCATCGAACTGGCCAAGGCCGCGACCACCAAGCTGCTTGAGATGGCGGCGACCGCCGAGACCCTGGCCGCCGATCTTCGGGTCGCTCGTTCCAAGCTGGGGGCATAGGGCGTGCCTCTGATGGAGGTCACACCGGAGGAGGCCCGGCGCATCGTCAGCAGCCGGGCCTCGTCCCTCATGGACGAGTACTTCCAGCTGGGGCTGGAAGCCGCGGCCACAGAGATCATGGCCTGGGACGGTGCTATCGAGGACGAGAGCATGCGTCGATCAATCGCCCAGGCCATCCGCCGCCTCAAGCGGTCACGCAAGACGAAACAGAAGGAGAGCTAGACGATGGGCTGCGACATTCACATGGTGCTTGAGAAGCGGGTCAAGGTGCGGGACGCCGAGGCGTGGGTCGGGGTGAACGCGTTCCCCTACCTAACGGCTCAGGTCTACGAGCGCGACACCAGCACGATGGCGACGGGGGCGTCCAGCTGGATGGCCACCGGGCGCAACTACAACCTGTTCGCCGGGCTGGCCGGCGTGCGTGGCGAGGGGCCGACGCCCAAGGGCGTGCCGGACGACGCGTCCGATCTGGCCCTCATGGAGATCGACCGCTGGGGCGAGGACGGCCACTCGCACAGCTGGATGCTGATGGACGAGGCGCTGCCCATCTTCCTCAGCACCGGTCAGCTGGGGAAGCCGGGCGACGTTGTGGTCGAGGCCATGAAGAACGGCACCGAGGCAGCGATCGAGCAATGCTTCGACCACTTCTGGACGCTCGACGAGCACTACGACCTTGGCGAGGTCGTCTACCGGGACAAGCTGAGCGACTTCCGGCTCGTGTTCTGGTTCGACAACTAGATGTGGTTCGTGGCCCTGCACAAGCCCTACCGAGGGCAGGTCGACGAGGTGCTGCTCCGCGCCGACCTGATCCTTGAAGTCAGCACGCGTCGCTTCCGCAAGAAGGACGAGGACTACATCCCCTTCCCCGACGACCCGCCCCGCAAGGCGGGCGACGTGACGGGGACCTGGGTGCTGGTCGATCGCCTCGGCTGGACGCCCGTCACCGAGACGCCGGCGGAAGTGTCCGAGGCCATCCTCGCAGCGGAGGTGGCGTACCGGGCGCGACTTGCTGCGGCCAAGGTCACATAGGATAATCGCGTCATCTCCCCCTGGGTGGAGATGACGTGGGTCCGGCGGTGAAACCCCGCCGGCGGTAAGCAGGAGAGAGCCGACACATCCTCCTGCAGCGCGGCACCGGCGAGCCTTCACCGGGGGCCGCGCATCTTTCATCAACCGAGGGGGAGCCCACATGACCACCGCCTACGACGCCATCATTGAAGGGGACGAGGAGCCGCTCGACCCGCTCGGCTACAACGCCGTGATCGCGTTCGGCCACCACGTCGACGGCACGGCCACGATCGAGGACCTGCACGCCTACCGCGCCTGGATCACCTTCCACAGGATCAGCGGGGCCAGCGAGGCCGACCTGAAAACGTCGGTTGCCGTGGCCGACAACATGGCCCGTAAGCTAGGCGTGGCATGATCGACGTCCGCAGCATCACCGCCTACGACACCGAGACCTGGGGCCGGGAGGAGCCGTTCGCGCTGCAGCCGTTCCGCCTGCGCACCCACGATGCGTGGCTGACCAGCGTGGCGGTGGCCTACTACGACGATCACGGCGTGTTGCAGACCGACGTGATCCGTGATCCGACCGCGGAGGAACTGGCCAACTGGCTGGACACCGTGGCCGGCCAGTACGTGGTGTGCTGGAACGCGCCCTTCGACGTGGCGTGGCTGCTGGTGCTGGACGAGATGTTCCCGGACCTGGGGATCAGGGCCAAGGTGTTCGCCGTCAACTGGCTGGACGGCATGCTGCTCTACCGGCACGCCATCAACGCGCCGCGCTACCGCGAGGAAGGACGCATGTCGCTCGGCCTCAAGGAGGCGGTGGTCGAGTTCTTCCCCGACGAGGCGGGCTACGAGGAAGGCGTCACCTTCAACCCGATGAGCGAGGCCGAGTGGGAGCGGCTGCTGTTCTACAACCAGCGTGACTGTCGCTTCACCCTGCGCATCGTCGCCTACCTGCTGCAGTCGCTGCCCGAGAAGGTGCAGCGCAATGCCCTGCTAGAGGCCCGCTGCATCCCGCTGGTGGCCGACAGCAAGGTGGCCGGGCTGATGGTCAACGCCGACCGTGCGCGGGTCCTGGCGGCCCGCCTGACGGAGAAGCGCGACGTCGCCCTGGTGCAGCTGGCCATGACCGAGGGCATGCTCGAATGGGAGAAGGTGCTGGCCTCGCCCAAGCAGCTGGCCAGCCTGCTCTACGAGACCTGGGGCCTGAACGCGCCACACCTCACCGACAAGGGTGCGCCGTCGACCGACAAGGAGGCGCTGGCGATCCTCGGCCTAGAGGACCCGCGCGCCAACCTGATCCACACCTACCGGGAGTGCCAGACCCGGCGGACCAAGTTCGCCGACGGGGCGCTGGAAAGCCTGGACTACAACGGCGACGGCCACGTCCGGCCGGACTGCCGCATCTTCGGCACCTACACCGGGCGCTGCACCTACTCGTCGAAGATCGGCAAGGGCAAGGCGCAGGTCCCCTCCGGCGTGGCCATCCACCAGTGGGTGAACGACCCCGAGTACCGGGCGCTGATCGAGGTGGACGACGACAGCGAACTGATCGAGGCCGACTTCGCCGGCCAGGAGTTTCGCTGGATGGCGGTCGAGAGCGGCGACGCCGTCATGCTCGGGCTGTGCATGCCCGGCCAGGACGCGCACTCCTACATGGCCTCGCAGATCAAGCCAGAGCTTAGCTACGACTGGATCAAGGAGAACCGCGAGGAGGACCCGGCCGCCAAGAAGATCAGGAAGCTGGGCAAGGTGGGCAACCTGTCGTGCCAGTACCGCACCGGCCCACCCACGCTGCGACGCGTGGCGGCTGTGCAGCACGGCGTCTACCTGACGGACGTCGAGAGCGTCACGATCGTCGGGGCCTACCGCAAGTCCTACCGCGGCGTGCCGCGCTACTGGTCGAAGCAAATTCAGATCGCCAAGACGCAGGGCTACGTCGAGACGCTTGCCGGACGGCGCGTAAACCTGGGCGATTTTCACAAGTGGAAGGGCTTCGACGATGAAGGTGTGCCCTTCGACTGGACCTGGGCGCATGAGAGCACGAGCATCAACTTCCCCATCCAGGGGGTCGGGGCCGATCAGAAGTACCTCGCCCTGCTGGTGGCCCGGGACTACCTACCCAAGGTGGGCGGGCGGTTCCTGATGGAGCTACACGACGGCATGTTCTTCAGGGTCCCGAAGCCGTACGCTGAGCGTGCGGCGAGGGACCTGAAGCAGCTGCTGAGCAACCTGCCCTACAAGCGGGCCTGGGGTCGAACCCTGCCCATCGAGTTTCCCGTAGACGTCAAACGCGGCCCGCATTGGGGCGCTCTCAAGGAGATCAAATGACAGTCATCGCATACGACGGCGAGCACGTTGCCGCCGACACCTACATCGTCAACGACAGCGGGCTGCACCTGCGCACCCGCAAGATCGAGGTGTTCGAGGACAAGGTGCTGGCCACCTCCGGCGCGGCCGACCACGGCGAGGCGCTAGTCGTGTGGTTCAAGCTGGGCCGGAACCCGGCCACCTTCCCCCATGCGCCGGACCGGGCCAAGGACGCCTACCTGTACGTGTTCCAGTACGAGAAGCCGGTGGTGGTCTTCCAGACGTGGCCTGCCCCGATCCTGTTCCCGGTCACCGAGTTCACCGCCGGCTGCGGCGGGGAGATCGCCAGGGCGGCGTTGAAGATGGGTCGCCACGCAATGGGGGCCGCGGCCCTGGCCTGCGAACTGAACGTCTTCTGCGGCGGCGACGTCGAATACGTCGACCTGCGCGACCTCGCGGGGGGCGGCGGCGAGGTGCTGGTCTACGATCATGACTAGCCCTACATCAGCAGCACAACGACGCACGAAAGCGTCTATCAGTTCGGAGACACCCAATGGCAAATGACCGTGTCGTCGCCGCGGTCAGCTACCTGATCGACGCCGCCGACTACAGCGTGCTGACCCAGGAGATGACGCGCACCATCGAGAACTGGCCGGACCACGGGGTCGCCTACGCCGGCGACCGCGCCAGCCTCAACGCCCTGATCGCCGTCGGGGTGAAGAACCGCGACGCGTTCGAGGCGGTGCTGGCCCTGGTCGAACGCAAGAGGCTCGAGAACCCCAAGGTGGCCAAGCGCGACTACCAGCGCAACATCATGCGCGAGCGCCGCAAGCGCATGGCCAAAGCCCTGGTCCTGCACGAGGCGCGCAGCGGTCCGATCAAGGGGCCTGAACGCGTCTCCACGATGGCCGCCATCCGCCGTCGGTGGGAGCAGGCCCGCGCGCAATTCCTGGCCGAGCAGGACGTCATGTCGGGCGAGGAAAGGCTGGTGGCGATCCGCCAGTTCTGGGCCACACTCGACCGGCAGTTGGACGCGAACATCGCGGACCTGCACAAGAGGGCCGTGGCATGACGCAGGCGTGGTCGCACTCCGTCTTGGAGAGCTTTGAGACGTGCCCTTGGCGGCACTACCTGACGAAGGTCACCAAGGAAGTGGTCGACCCCCCAGGCCAAGCGATGGCCAGGGGGCGCGCGGTGCATGGGTCGTTCGAGAAGCGCATCAAGCACGGCGTCGTGCTGCCCGGTGACCTGGGCAAGCACGAGCCACTCGTGGCCAGGATGGAGGCCCTGGCCGTGGGCGGGAAGATCGAGGCCGAGACCCAGATGGCCCTGACCCAGAGCTACACGACCACGACGTGGTTCGCGAAGGACGTGTGGGTGCGGGCGATCACCGACGTCTCCGTGTTCAAGGGGACCAAGGCATTCGTCGGCGACTGGAAGACCGGCAAGCGCAAGTCCGACAGCGCGCAGTTGAAGCTCTCGGCCGTGGTGCTGTTCGCGCAGAAGCCCTGGCTCAACGAGATCAGGAACAGCTTCATCTGGCTGGACGAGCCGGACCCGACGCAGCGGTTCACCTCCGAGGTGTTCCACCGCGTCGACGCGCCCAACCTGTGGCGGGAATTCCTGCCCCGGGTCGCCCGCCTAGAGAACGCCCACGCCAACAACGCGTGGCCGAAACGACCGTCCGGCCTTTGCAAGGCCCATTGCCCGGTGCCTCGGGCCAAGTGCGAACATTCAGGAGCCTGACTTGCATATCATGATCGACCTCGAAACGCTGGGGACCTCCCCGGTGACGGCCCCGATTATCCAGATCGGAGCCGTAGCCTTCGCGCTCACTGGCGACGGCCCGGCCGACCGCACCCCGATGTTCCACGTCACCATCGAGGCGGCGTCCAGCATGGGTCCCCCGTTCAACCGCCGCATCGACGCGTCCACGGTGGCGTGGTGGGCGAAGACCGACCCGGCGCTGCTGGTGGAAATCCTTGAGGGCAAGGGCATGCCGCTCGACCACGGGCTGCGCGCCCTGACCGAGTGGTTCACCCGCATCGGCGAAGCGCCGGAGGGGCTGTGGAGCAACGGCCCGACCTTCGACGTGGTGATGCTGGAACTGGCCTACCAGCAGGCCCACCTGCCGATCCCGTGGTCCTACCGCGCCATCCGCGACATGCGCACCATGAGCATGATCGCCGGCGACGATAACCTGTGCTGGGAAGGCGGCACCAAGACGCTGCACGAGCAGACCGGCCAGAAGCACGACGCCCTGGTCGACTGCCTGCGGCAGGTCCGCGTGATCCAGCAGACGTGGAAGCGCCGGGTGCGGCATGGCTAACACTCCTGAGGCGAAGGTGAAGGCGTCGATCAAGATGTACTTGCGCAGCCTGCCCAAGTGCTTCTTCTTCTTCCCAGCCGCGCACGGCTACGGGGTCAACGGCATCCCCGACGTGATCGGCTGCTACCAGGGTGTGTTCTTCGCCGTCGAGGTGAAGGCCCCCGGCAAGCTGAAGAATGTGACGGCCCTGCAGCACATGCAGATCGCCGCCATCAACGATGCTCAGGGGTGGGCGATCGCCGCCGACAGCGTGCAGGCCGTCGAGGAACTGATCCACCTGATCGACCGCATGTTGGAGCACGCCAAGGCATGATCGTCTCGACCGCCTCTCGCAAGCTGGTGATGAACCTCAAGAACCCGGCGCGGGTGACGCATGTCATTCCGTCGGCGCGGCTGTTCCACTTCCGGGGACAGCCGCTGGTCTGCGTGCCGCATCGGCTCGACGAGGTGCGCGTCCTGCGTAACCTCGGCCTGCCGGCCCCATCACCGATCCTTCACCACTACCGCTGGCCCGGCCGCCACGACCCGTTCCACGCCCAGCGCATGACGGCGCAGTTCCTGACGCTGCACCTGCGCGCCTTCGTCCTGAACGATATGGGAACAGGCAAAACCCTGGCGGCGCTGTGGGCATTCGACTACCTGCGCAAGATCGGCAAGGTGAAGAAGATGCTGGTGGTGGCCCCGCTCTCCACGTTGGAGCGGACCTGGGCCGACGAGGTGTTCGAGAACTTCCCGAAGATGCAGGTCGGCATCGTCTACGGCGACAAGGCCCGCCGCCTGCGCATCCTGGCCGACGACAGCTACGACGTCTACGTCATCAACCACCACGGCCTGGGCGTGGTCGAGGCGGCGCTGATCGCCAAGCAGTTCGATATCATCGTGGTCGACGAGGGGGCGATCTTCCGCAACGCCACGACCAAGCTGTGGAAAACCCTGCGACGTGTTGTGGGCAATATCGAGCGTATCTGGTGGATGACCGGGACGCCGACGCCCAACGCGCCGACCGACGCATGGGCTCAGTGCCGCATCGTCTGCCCCGAACGCGTGCCCACGTTCTTCGGCAAGTTCCGCGACATGGTGATGAAGGCGCAGGGGCCGTTCCGCTGGCTCCCGCGCAGCAACGCCACCGGCACCGTCCACGATGCGATGCAGCCGGCGATCAGGTTCACCCGCGACCAGTGCGTGGACCTGCCCGAGTGCATGTACGTCACCCGCGAGGTGGCCATGACCAGCGAGCAGGCCACCGCCTACAAGACCATGCTGACCAAGCTGTGGATGGAGTACGGGGCCGGGCAGGTGACCGCCGTCAATGAGGCGGTGAAGATGAGCAAGCTGATCCAGATCGCCTGCGGCGTGGTCTATGGCCGCGGCGGCGAGGAGATCGTGCTGCCCAACCAGCCACGCATCGCCGAGGTGCTGCGCATCATCGAGGAGGCGCACACCAAGTCGATCGTCTTCGTGCCCTACAAGTCGGTCCTGCGCTACGTGGCCGACGAGATGGCCAAGACCGGGCTCAAGGTGGGCGTGGTCAGCGGCGACGTGCCCCAGGCGCAGCGCGCCCTGATCTTCCACCAGTTCCAGAAGGGGGACCTCGACGCGCTGTGCGCGCAGCCGGCGGCCATGAGCCACGGCTTGACGCTGACGGCGGCGAACACGATCATCTGGTACGGCCCGACGCTGAGCAACGAGACCTACACCCAGGCCAACGCGCGCATCACGCGTCCCGGGCAGAAGCATCAGCAGTTCATCGTCAACATCGAGAGCTCGGCGGTCGAGCGCGGGGCGTTCCGCAGGCTGGCCGGGAAGCAGAAAATGCAGGGGCTTCTGCTCGAAACCGTCGAAGCGGAGACGGGCGTGTGACTTGACTTGCCCCGTACACTAGTGTATACTAATAGACAGTAGGAGATCGCCACTTGAAGGAGAACCCATGGCAGAGATGAACATCACCAACCTCGTCACCAAGTACATCGCGGCGCGGGACATGAAGGCGAAGCTGGACGCCGCGCACAAGACCAAGCTCGAACCGCTGATCGCGGCGATGGACAAGACCGAGGCCGCCATCCTCGACTTCTTCAACGCGCACGGCATGGACAGCGCCAAGTGCGACGCCGGCACCGCCTATCGGGCGGTGAAGTCGAGCGCGACCGTCAACGATATGGACGCGTTCCTCGACTTCGTGCGCACCAACGACGCGTGGAACTTCCTAGAGAAGCGCGTGGCCAAGACCCAGGTCGACGAGTACGTGGCGGAGAACAACGACCTGCCGCCCGGCATCACCTACAACCGCATCGCGTCGCTGAACGTGCGCCGCGCATCCTGAGAGAGGACTAACACATATGTCGACTGAACTGACCACCGGTCTGGGATCGCAGGTCCCCGCCCACATCCGCGCCATGTTCCCGCAGGCGTCCAACTCGGACCTCGCGGCCAACGTCTCGGCGGGCTACCCGATCATCTCCTACAAGGGGAAGGTCTGGCACGTCGTCGAGGCGGGCGAGCGCACGCTGGTGACCGTGGGCGAGGGCCGCAACGCCAACGACCCGGCGGCCTCCCTGGAAGCCGTCATCATCCGCGCCAACCCGGCGCTGAACAAGGTCTACTACCCCGACGGCTACGAGGAAGGCTCGACCGAGCGCCCGCTCTGCCACTCCGACGACGGCATCCTGCCCGCCGCCGACGCCCAGGAGAAGCAGTCCAAGGCGTGCGGCGCGTGCCCGCACAACGAGTGGGGGTCGAAGATCAGCGACAACGGCTCGCGCGGGAAGGCGTGCGCCGACAGCCGGCGCATGGCCGTGGCCGCGGTCGACGACCTCGAAAACCCCATGCTGCTGCGCTGCCCGGCGGCCTCGCTCAAGACGCTGCTGGCCTACGGCTCGCAGCTGGAAAAGCGCGGCTGGCCGTATCAGGCGCTGGTCACGCGTATCGGCTTCGACGCCTCGCTGGCCTACCCGGCGCTGACGTTCACGCCGGAGCGGTGGCTTGAGGAGGACGAACTGGCCCAGGTCATGGGCATGCAGGAGGACGATCTCGTCCTCTCGATCACGGCCATGCGCCCGCCCTCGCAGGCGGCGCGCGAGGCCGCGGCCGCGCAGCCCGCCCCGGCTGAGGACCCGTTCGACAAGCTGGCGCAGACCGCGCCGGGCGCGGCGGCCCCCGCCGCCGAGGAGCCGAAGCGCAAGCGCCGGACCAAGGCCGAGATCGCGGCGGATGCAGCGGCGGCCGCCGCCCAGGCCCCGGCTCCCGAGCCGGAGCCGGTCGCCGAGCAGCCCAAGCGCAAGGGGTTCGGGGCGTCCAAGGCCGCTCCCGCCGCTGCGCCGACGCAGGCCGCCGCCGCGCCGCAGGCTGACGCGACCCTCGGTGACGCCGCCCTGGCCGAACTGGAAGGCGTGCTCGCCGGGTTCGACGACGACGAAGGGGACGAGGGCGACGAGGACTGATCCTCCCACGCCGACCTCGGGCCGCAATTGCCCGTGGGCAATTGCGGCCACCCCCTCAACTCGGAGACCCTGACACATGGAAGTGATCGACTTCACCCCCGTCCACAACGCCGGCCTCGGCCCGTCCGATTTGGCACACCTAGTGGGTGTCGGCCGGGTGACATGCTCCTATTGGCTCAACGGGCACAAACAGCCCCACTACCTGCACCACGCGAAGGTCCAGCACGTCGTTGACGACGTGGCCCGGGCGACCAAGAGTGGGCTACTGCCGGTCCCCATGAGCACGATGCGCCGCGAACGCGCGCACTACATTCGGCAGGCGCTCGACAAGGTGGCCGGTCAGTAACAAGCACAGCCGTGGGGGGCTACGTGGACGCCGCATTGTTTTTCGATACCATCCTGCCTGACGCCGGGCTCCGCTGCCTCGCGGTGCCGCGGCCGGACAAGAAGTTCAACCATCGCTTCGGACCTAACAACGCGTGGCTGGCGCAGGCCACGCAGCACCTCGACGCCACCGCCCAGATCAACGTCTACTTCGCCTGCGCCAGCTACATCATGCCGGACCGGCGCAAGCAGTCGAACGTCGACAAGGTGCGCGCGTTCTGGGCCGACCTCGACGTCGGCGAAAGCAAGCCGGGCAAGCCCCCCAAGTACGCCACCCAGCGCGAAGCCGCCGCGGCGATCCTGGCCTTCTGCACGGAGATCGGTCTGCCGCTTCCGCTGCTGGTCAACTCGGGTTGGGGCGTCCACGCCTACTGGCCGACGACAGCCGACATGGAGCCCCGCGTCTGGAAGACCATTGCGCAGGCCCTCAAGCGGGCGCTGACGGCCAAGGGCGTCCTGTTCGACCCAACCCGCACGGCGGACGAAGCGAGCGTCCTGCGGCCTCCTGGGACGTTCAACCGCAAGGCCACGCCGAAGCCGGTCCGGGTGGTGCGCTGGGCGGCGCAGGTGGACTTGGCGCTGATCGTCCAGCCGCTGCTGCCGTGGGCGGCCGCCGCCGGCCCCGATCCCTTCGACAAGCTGGGTCCCGCGCCGGCGGGCGTGGGCAAGGGCTCGAGTGACCTGACGGCGGGCGTCGGCTTCGATCCGTCGTCGGCCCTGATGATCGCCGACAACTGCGCGATCATGGCCAAGATGCGCGACACCCGGGGGAACATCGACCAGCCGACGTGGTACGGCGCGCTCGGCGTCCTGGCCCAGACCATCGAGGCTCCGGCGATCGCCCACGAGTGGTCGAAGGGCCACCCCAACTACAGCAAGGCCGAGACCGACACCAAGCTGGCGCAGGCCGGGCAGTACCCGCCGACCACCTGCGACAAGCTGGGCGAGCAATGGTCCAACGTCTGCAAGGCGTGCCCGCACTTCGGCCAGATCAAGAGCCCGATCGTCCTGGGCCGGCCCCGCATCGCGCCGGTGTCCGTGACACCGGAGATCAAGTCCGCAGGGTTCGCCAAGGCCGCGCCGCTGGTGCTGCCCTACGGCTTCGGCGTGCAGACCGACGCCCACGGCCGGCGTCTGACCTACACCAAGAAGGTCGAGAAGGAAGGCGTCGTGAGCATGGAGACGGAGGTGATCTGCGACACCTTCTTCATGGGCGTCACGCGTCTCTGGTCCGACGGTGCCGGACACATCGAATTCGTGGCCGACAAGCGTGAGGGTCCGCATGACTTCACCATGTCCAACAGTACGATCGGCAAAGGAGGCCGCGAAGTGATCGGAGAATTGGCCGGCCAAGAGATCATCGCCCGCCCGGGCAAGGACCGCCACGTCGAGGGCTACCTCAAAGGGTGGATCAGCCACATGAAGGACACCGCCGAGCAGGTCCTGGCCTACCAGAGCTTCGGCTGGGCTGGGGAGAAGTTCGTCCTTGGCGACGCTGTCCTTGCCCCGGGCGGCCAGGAGAGCCGCGCCGTGATGGTCAACTCGGCCAAGCAGATGCAGGCGAACGTCGGCTGCAGCGGCGACCTCGATACGTGGGTGAAGCTGGTCGACCGCGCTTACAACGCGCCGGGCCAGGAGGCATTCCAGTTCCAGATCGCCTGCGCTTTCGCCGCCCCGCTGCTCAGCCTGATGCAGCAGGTCAAGGGCGTCACGGTGTACGCCTACTCGGCGGGTTCCGGCATCGGCAAGACCACGGTGCAGAAGGTCGGCCTCAGCGCCTGGGGCAATTGGAACAAGCTGATGATGGTCAAGGTCACGGCCAACGCGTTGCTGGGATTGATGGGGGTCTACAACTCCCTGCCGGTGGTCTACGACGAACTCACTAACGCCGAGAACGCCGAGATTTCCGATCTGGTCTTCTCGGTGTCGAGCGGCCGCGCCAAGGAACGCATGACCGCCTCCGGCGACATGCGGACGAACAACGCAAACTGGTCGACGATCATGTTGGCCAGCGGCAACACCCAGCTGTCAGAGAAGCTGTCGCTGCACCGCTCCAACGCCGAGGCCGAGATCAGCCGCCTGTTCGAGTTCACCCTGGTGGCTACGCCGCACCTCGGCGTGGCTGAGGCCAACGCCCTGTTCCCGCAGTTCGACACCAACTACGGCCACGCTGGTCGGGCCTTCGCCCGCTACGTCACCGACAACCGCGCGTCGGTCGAGGACGCGCTGCGCCGGATGCAGCTGAGGATCGTCCAGAACCTGCACATGAAGCAGGTCGAGCGCCACTGGTCGGCGCTGTTCGCCGCGGTCCTCGTGGCCCTGACCATCTGTCGCCAGTTGGGCCTGCTCAAGTTCGAGGTGGGCGGCGTCTATACATGGATCACCCAGCAGCTGGGGAGCAACCGCGACCAGAAGATGGCGATGGTGGCCTCCGACGAGGACCAGATCGGCTACATGATCGCCGACCTGTGGGAGGGCGTCTTGGTCACGACGGGCGAGGGCGACCTGCGTGGCCGCGTCCATGCGAGGGTCGAGAAGCATCCCCGCGCCAAACTGATCGGCAGGTCGATCAACCCGCTGCTGCCGGGCGACGCGGCGCAGCTGTTCATCAGCCGCGCCGCCGTGCGCGCCTGGGCCGCCAGCAAGGGCGTGTCAGCAGGGAACATGTTCAAGGCGGCGGTGGACCTGGGATGGTGTGATCCCAAAGCAGACACCCGTTACAGTTTCGGCAAGGGCACCGTCGAGTACAACACCGGCACGCTGACGGTGCCGTGCTGGAAGTTCTACCCGAAAGTCATGGACGGGATGGTCGGTCAGGTCGTGCAGCAGCTGACCGCCATGAAGGGCGGCAAGCCCTAGCTCTCGGCGGCCTTGCGCGCCTGCTCCTCCATGTCCGCCCGGTCGAGCATCATCTGCATGACGAAGCGCCGATCGCTCTTGTCGTAGGCCACGCCGCCCATGACCTCGTGCTGCTTCTTCGCCAGTTCGCGCGGGGCCTTGTAGAGGGTGCTCATCGGCGAGGGCTTCAACCCCTGGCCACGCTGGGCCATCTGCATGTCCCGCCACTTGGCGCGGATATCCTGGGTCCTGGCGGCGTCGTTGGCCTCGCGCGCCTTGATGAAGTCGATCTTAAGCTTGGCCGTCTTGGCGTCGTAGAACTGGCCGACGTTGTAGAGGTCGGACGTCTTCTCGGCTTGGTCGGTCAGGTGCGACGGGTTCACCCCGATCGCCGTCAGGGCGGCGTCGTAGTAGCTGATATCCTCCGGCTTGAGCAGCTGCACCCCGGCCTTGTTGACCAGCCCGTGGGTCTTCAGGCGGTACGCCTTGGCCGACGAGCCAAGGACCCCGGGCGCGACGCTCTCGGCCATCCGCGTCCAGTCGTCGTGGTTGACGCCGTAGTCGAGGCCGCTCAGTCCCTTGGCCACCATCTTGCCGGCCGGCCCCAGCATCATCTGGCCGACCACGGAGTACCACTTGTCCTTGTCGAAGCCCGCCTCGTCGAGGCCGCTGTAGGGCGCGAGCGCCAGCATGTTGCCCATGCCCAGGCGGTCGGAGGTGTCGAACTTCATCAGCGCGTAGGGCGCACCCTTGTAGAGCAGGTCGGCCAGCAGGTTGGCCTTGTCGCCGCCCTTCCCGGCTCCCAGGCCCTCGCGCAGGGTGTTCTGCCAGTCGCTCCACTCCTTGTGCTGGCCCGGGTTGGTGATGTTCATCAGCTGAGCGACGAGCGGTCCGAACAGGGCGGTGCCCGGCAGGCCGACGATGCCGCCGACCGCGGCCATGTGGGCGCTGAGGAAGGCGAGGCCCTTCATCCCCACCGCCTTCTCCTCCAAGGTCGCGCCCTTCATGATGGTGTTGAAGTCGCGCACGACGTTGGCCGCCATGATCACTTGGAACTTGCGGAACTGGCCAGCCAGCCGCCCGGCCTGCCCGAACTGCGTGAACACCCGCGGCGAATTCCAGCCCGAGTAGTCGCCATGCGTGGTGCGGATGAGCTCGGAGGCGGCATTGAACGCCTCGCCCTCGGACAGGCCCTTCTCTAGGGCGGCGCGGTAGGTGGCGATGCCGGTGACCACGCGGTTCATCACCTCGATGCGCTGCGGGGCCATGCGCAGGAACTGGTCGAACCTGTTCCACGTCTTCGGCAGCAAGCCGTCGCCGTTCATGTACCAGGGACGGTTCTCGATGGTGATCCCGGCATCGAGGCGGCCGCGGTCGGCCAGCTGGTGCAGCACGTCGCGCACGTCGGCCGGCGCGTCGTCGTAGTGCAGGCGGTCCAGCAGGCCGATGTTCTTGGTCATGCCGAACCAGTCGCCGTACGCCTTGGCCAGATGGCCGGCGGACCGCGCCCAGCCGAACTGCTTGGCCATCGCCGGGTGGCTGATCGCCGCGACCTGGGTGGCGTTCTGGATGTAGTAGAACGGCTGCGTCAGCAGCATGTTGATCGACGTGGCCTTGAGGATGTTGTCGACCGTCCGGTTGGACTTCGCCCCGAGGTTGGCCTCGTAGCGCCACATGACCTCATTGTGGATGCGCTGCGCGGGCGTGCGCTCCGGCCCGGTGATCGACGAGACCTCCTCGTTCATGCCGTTCAGCGCCTTCTGGATCGCGCCGTTGTTGGAGATCGAGGCGATGTAGTCGGCGGTGGCCTGCCCGCGCGACAGGAACGACTGGACCATGTCCAGCACTTCGCCGGTCACCGGGTCCCTGGCCGGGACGTTCTCGCGCCGCAGTTCGCCCTTGCGCGCGTTGTCCTCGGACAGCGAGTGCAGGTAGAAATCGCGGGCCATCTGGGAGATGCGGGCCGACGCCTTCATCCCCATGCCGGTGGTGTCCATCGAGCCCTGGAACCGCTTGAACGCCAGCAGCATCTCCTTGGGGCTGATGCCCTGGTTGCCGCCCTGACCCCGCTCGAACAGAGACGTCCCCTCCTTGCCGAACTTCTCCCGCAGGTGACCGGCCAGGACCTCCGCGCCGGCGGCGGTGTCGCGCATGTCCACGTAGTAGTGATCATCGTTCTTGCGCATCTCGGCGATGGCCTTGGTGTCGCCAGCCTTCTTCGCGGCCATCATCTCCTTGCTCTGGCCGACGACGGCCCACGCGCCCTGTCGCTTGGTGGGCGTGTAGGGCAGGCCCTCCTGGGTGTCGAAGACCCGCGAGTGGTGCTTGATCGCATCGGCCTTCTGCGCCTCCAAGGCGGTGCGCTCGGCGTCGGTCGTGGCCTCAGCGATGGCCGGGTCATACTCGGCGTCGATCGCCCCCAGGGTCGCGTCGCCCATCGCGGTGCGGGCGTCGTGGTTGAACTCGAAGATGTCCTTGATGATCTGCGCGGCCTCGGGCGACTTCGCCTCGATGGCGTCGAACCGCTTGACCATCGCCGGGTCGATCTCGTTGGCCTTCACCCAGGTCGGGTCGAAGCCCCACTTCTTCTGGGTCGTGCTGTCGTAGAGGAAGTCCCCGAGCGAGCCGGGCTTGGTGCCCTGGAATTCGGCCGGCAACGCGCGGATGCGATCATCAAGAGTGGCCAGCCGAAGCTTCATGGTGCGGCCCAGCGCCAGCGAGCGCGAGTGCGCCTCGTTCAGGTCGACCAACGAGGGCATGTACTTCTTGCCCATGTTGACGATGTCCTCAGTCTCGCTGAGGAACAGGCCGCCCTTCTTCAACAGGTCGGCCCCGGACTGATTGATCGCTGCGCGGGCGGTGTCGACAGCCGTGCGGCGCTCGACGGCGTCCTCGGTCTTCATCCGCGGCGGGACGTCCTTGGCCGCGGGGTCCAGGCTGAACTGGCCGTTCTTGGGGAGAGGCGGCGGGTCGCCGGTGACGGCCTTCTCGACCTCCTCCTTGGTCTTGGGCTCGGCCTCAGCCTTGATCTTCGGACCTGGCCCAACGGCGGACTTCTTCAGCTGGTCGGTGGTCTCCTGCACCGATGCAGCTTCATCGGCCCCGGTCGCGAACATCTTCCGACCGCCCTCGGAACGACCCGCGCTCTCCCATTCAGCCACGCCCCGCTTGTTGAGCGGACGCATCTCGTCGAGGGTGCCGGACTTCAACACGCCCCACCCCGCGCGCATGACGTCATCGAGCGCCGACGCCGGCGGCTTGATGCCGAACAGGTTGCGGACCATCTGGACGAACCGCGCCCACATCGAGGTCGGAGCGTTCGGGGCGATCTTCTCGCCGGTCATGCTGTGCTCACGCAGGAATTTCTGCAGGTCGGGTTCAGTCAGGCTGCGGACGAAAAACTCGTCAGGATCAGCCGCGGAGAAGTGCGCCCACCACTGAACATCCTTGCCGTCACTGTCGATCATCTCCGGGAATTTCTTGCCCATCATGGCCTTGAACTGCTTGTGCAGCGCGAGGAAGTCCTTGATGAACGGCTCCGCTTTCTGGGTGCCTTTCAGGCCCAGCAAATCCCGGTTGGCAGGGAAGGTCTCAAGGTCCTTGTAACGAGCGGCCAGCCACGAGTGCAGGGCCTCGTGCAGGATGGTTTCCTCGGATAGCCCGGTCGCACCCTCGCTGGTGTGGAACACCTTCACGTTCCCACTCGACGGGTCGGTGATGCCTGTCACATTCAGCTTGCCCTCGCCCAGGTCCCACGCCTCAATCCGTGCATCCTTGGCGAAGCCGCCCAGCAGCATCGACCGGGCCAGGGTGCGGTAGGCCGGGTTCTTCGTGGTGTCGGCGATAGCCTGCACGGTCTCGTGCAAGCTGCCCTTCTTGATCGCCGCCTTCACCCGGCCGTTGTCGTCGACCTTCGTGCGCGCCTCAGCTGGTATGGCCTTCAATGCACCCAGCACACCGGCCACGCCCCCGGTGCCTTTCATCACGTCACGACGGGTAATCTCCTGTGCCTTGAGCCCTGACTTCTCGCCCTCGCGAAGGGCCTGTTGCACTCGGGTCACGAAGTCCTTGAAGGTCTCGCCCTGGCCGATCTGCGCATCGTGGCCGCCCTTCGCGTATCGCTCCTCCTCAACCTTGAGCGCCTTCGACAGGACGTCGGCGTCAACGATATGCTGGTCGCCGATCTTGGTGTTGGCCAGCTGGTCCAGACGCTGCTTCTGGAAGGCGCTCAGGTCCTTGCCGACCTTATCGTCCAGGCTGTCGGTGAAGTCGGCACGCGTCTTGGCGTCGGCCTCGGCGGCCGCCTGCTCCTTGGTCGCGGTCTCGGCCCGCTCCTCGACGATGGCCTTGGCCTTCGTCTCGACCTCGGTGGTGGGCTTGGGCTTCGGGGCGGCCTTCTCCTTCGATGCGGCCTTGGCCTTCTCGGCCGCCGGCTTCTCGACCTTGGGCGCAGCCTTGGCCTTCTCGGCGAGCGCCGGCTCCTTGGCCTTCGACGCCTCCTTGGCCTTCTCGGCGGCGGGGGGCGGAGCCTTCTTCGGTTCGGCCTTGACCTCGGCCTTCTCCTTCGACTTGGCCGCCGCCTCCTTGGCCGCCTCCGGCGCTTCGCCTAGCCGGGCGCGGGCGGCCTCCTTGCGCAGAGCTTCCAGCCGCGGCTGGCCAGCGCCGGTCGGCGCTGTCTCGCGCACGCGTTCCTTGCGCAGGGCCTGGGTGCGCTTCGGCAGCGGGGCCGGGCGTTCGGGCGGGGTGCTGGCCTCGCGCGCCGCACGTTCCTGCTCGGCGGCGGTGGCGTGCTCGCGCGCCTGATGCGCCCGCTCCTCGGCGACGAAGTCCTGGCCCGCCTTGAAATTCTCCTGGGTCGTCTTGACCGTGGTCGGCGGGGTGTGCTCCTCGCCGAACGCCTGCTTCATCCCCTCGCGGAACCACTTGGCCTTCACCGGGCCAAGCTCGCGGTTCTGGATGTGGGTCTCGCCCCGCGTCCTGATGTTCTCGGTGATCTCCTGCTCGGGCGTCGGTGCGGGCGCTTCGGCCACGGGCTCCGGGGCCGGCGCTTCTTCCTTCGGCGCGGGCGCTCGCCGGGCGGCGACCTCCTCGCGGCTCTGGATGCCGAAATTGTCCTGGCCCTGCGGCTGCTGCTTGGCCAGAGCTTCGGCTTCAGCGTTGGCCTGCTCGCGTGCGGCGTTCGTCGCCTCCCGCTGCCGGTGCAGTTCCTCGTCCTGCAGCAGGGCATGCTCGCTGTCGCTGATCTCCGGGTGGTAGCCCGCCTTGGTGATGTGCTGCTGAAACGCCTCGCGGGGATTGAGCTCGGTCTTGTCGCCGATCATCCGACCCAGGATTTTGCCGCGGGCCGCCTTCTCGAACGCCGACTGGCCGGTGGCGACGTGGCCGGCCTCCATCATCGCCTTGGCCGACCGCTCATTGGCGGCGTCGTGGGCTTCCTGCAGGCGCAGCCGATCGGTCAGCGCAACCCCTTCGGGGGTCTGCGGCTGCGGGCCGCCGGGCAGGGTGTCGGCATGAACCATGCCGGGCTGCGGCTCGGTGACCAGGGTCGGTCCGCGGTCCCTGGCCAGCTTCTCCGCTGCATCCTGCGCAGCTGTCAAAATCTTCTCGCGCTGGGCCAGCCGGGTCAGCTGCTCCTCTTGCTGGGCACGCGTCAGGTCGCCCTCGTTGCGTTGCAGGCTCTCGTGATCGCGGACGATGGACTGCCGCTCGTCGCCCAGCGCCGCCGCCGCGTGGTCGCCGCCGGCGGCGATCGAAGCGGCCAGCTTCACGACGGTCTGCGGCGGCTGCGCGCCCTCCGGCACTTCGGCGGCGTCGGTCAGGTGGGCCATCAACTGCGCCAGGATCGGGTTGCGCGCGATGGCCGCCGAGGTGCTGGTGTCGACGCCCGGCGCGGCCGCAGCCGGCGCACCCGGCTCGCCGGTCGCGCCGCCAAGAGCGGTGCGGAACTTCTGAACATACGCGTCAGGCGTGGTCCCCAGCGCGTCGTGCTTGCCGGTGCCCAGCCAGTGGCGGGCCGCCTCCTCAGGCGAGCCGTACTGCCGGATCAGCTTGGCGAACTGGTGGTCGAAGATGCGGTCCTGAATGTCGGGACTGTTGTCGAACTCCTCACGCGTCACCGGGCGGCCCAGCGCCTCGCGGGACCACGCCGCGATGTTGTTGCCCATGATCCCGTAGCGGCCGTGGGCGCGGTCGCCCGCGTAGCTGCCGGTCTTCAGCACCGGACCCAGCGCCTTGTAGTCGCCGCTGCCGGCGCTCTCGATGCTGGCGATGGCCGGGCCGTAGACCTCGCTCGGCCGCGCGCCGGGCCGCTGGTCGGTGATGGCCAGGGTCTTCGGCGGGGCCTGCCCGTGGATGACGTCCGGCGGATTGGCCGCGCCGACCCGGTCGTCCGCAGCCGGCGCATTGTCCGCGGCCGCCCCGGTCAGCAGGTCGGCGGACTGGCCGGTCGGTGCGATCGGATCGACCTTGGTCTTCTCGGTGACCGGCTTGGCCTTCGCCTTGCCCTTAGCGAATGGCCCGGTCACCGCGCCGGCCATCGCGCCCAGCACGCCCATCGACGCCGCAGATGAGCCTGCCTCCTGCCCGGCCTCGGGGCTTAGCAGGTCCTTGTCCTGGCCGTAGCGGGTCAACTCCGACTGCGCGCCGCCCATCAGCGCGCCCTGCGCGCCAGCCTCGACGGTATGCAGGGCGGTCTTGCCGATGATGCCCTTGGCCAGCGGGGCCAGCAGGGTCGGCACCCGGCTGAGGCCCGGAATGAACCGGGTCGGCAAGACGTTGATAGTCGCCGTGCCCAAGCCGACAGCCGGCGCACGCTCGGCCTCGACGTCGGTCAGGGGCTTCGTGCCGCCCTCGGTGTCTTCGGTCACCGCGGACCCGGTCGCCCCCGGCAGGCCCAGGCCCAGCCCCATGGCTGCACCCGCGATACCGCCGCCCGCCGCCGTCAGCGGTCCGCCCTCAGCCCCCAGGATGCTGCCGCCGATGCCGCCGACCACCGCCGGGGCGATCTGTGGGGCACCGTAGAGCAGCTGCTCCTTGCCGAACTTGAGGACGTCGCCGAGGTCGTGGATATCGCCCAGGCTGGTCGGGCCACCGGGGAGAAGCTTGTCCTCCTCGGCCTTCGACGCCGCGATCTTGGCGAGGGCTTCCTGCTCCTGCTCTGGCGTCAGGTGGCCAGTGAGCTTGCGGGCCTCGTAGGGCAGGCCGACCGTGAGCCCTGTTCCAGCATGTTTCAGTCCGGCCAGGAGGGGATGGCGGTCGGCGTCAGCCGGCGCAGCCGCGGGCGGCGGCGTCTTGTCGGGGAAGTCCCGGGCGACCGGTGTGAACTCGCCGGGCTTGACCGGCGTCAGACCATAGTCGGCCGGGTTGAAGGTGCTGGTCGCCATTTAGCGCCCACCGGAATTCGCAGTCGCTCGATACTGATCGTACAGCGCCATCCGGTGCATCCTGTCGATGATCTCCGGCGGCGGGCGGCCAGCGGGATGGGTCTGACGGTAGGTGGCGACAACCTTGCCGTCGTCGACATACTGCTGCGCGTTCCGCGGATTGGTGATGTAGCCGTGCGCCTCGGTGAAGACGTCGGCCTGATGGCTCTGCTCGGCCGCCCGGGCCATGGCGGCGCGCTTCGCCGGGTCCTTCTCGTATAGGCCGACACCCGCAGAGGCCGCCGGCGATGCGGCGCGTGCAGCTGTGACGGCCTTGTCCGCAGCCGCCTTCGCGGCGGCCGGGGGTGACGCTGGCGTGGCGGCCGCAGGAGCGGCGGCAGGAGCGGCGGCAGGCGCAGCGGCCGGCGCGGCGGCCGGGGCGGACGCGGGCGCGCGTGCAGCGGCGGGCGCGGCGCTCGGGGCCGGGGTGGCTGACGGCGGACCTACGGTGTTCGCCGCAGCCTTCGCCTCGGGGTGCTGCGCGAAGTAGGCGTTGATGACGGCGGCGGCCTTCCTGGGATCACCGCCGTATTCCTTGATGTGGTAGGCGGCATTCTCTGCACTTGCCAGGGACTGAGAGTAGCCGACGATCTGACCGTCAGGGCCGCGGACGCCAAACCCGTACTCCGGCTGGCCGTCGGGGCGCGTCTTCCCGGTCTTGCCGATCTGGATGATGTTGTTCAGCTTCCATTGACTGCCCTGCCACTCCTTGCGCGCGGCGGTGGCGAGGTCCCCGTAGATGCTGGTCTGCTTGTGCAGCGCCACCAGTTCCTGCGGATCGACGGTCTGCTCGCTGCTCATGTACTTCCCGTTGACCATCGCGCCCTGGTTCAGCCGGGTGTTGTACTCGTCGGGATAAAGCACCGCATTGGGCGTGGTCGCGACGAACTTGTCGTTGTCGTAGTTCTCCTTGAGCTTCGCGGTCTCCTGGACCTTTGCCGCGGTATTCGCGCCAGCCTCCCCCGCCTGCGCGAGGGCCAGGGTGTTCTCCGAGTGCGCCCTCAGCGCACGCGTCTCAGCCTCCATGCGGTCCATCTGCTCCTTGTTGGAGCCGGCGACCGCGGCGTTGACGCTCTCCATCGACGCGCCGGCCAGACCCGAAGCCCTGGCCTTGAGCTCCTGGCGAGGGATGTTGCTGTAGGCCCCCTGGCCATCGACCTTCACGTCGAAGTTGCCCGGGTTGTCCTTGTTCGGCGTGATCAGCACCGGGTGGCCGGACATGCGCGAGATCATGTTGCTCATGTCCTCGGGCTTCGCCCAATCCATCGAGGACATGTTCCGGTCGAGGGTCAGCGACAGGTACTTCTTCCAGGCGGCGTCGGCCTGTTGAGGCATGCCCTTGTCCTGAAACGCCTTGGCCAGATACCGCTGACGGTCGATCTCGTCGGCGGCCCGCGTCGGGCCGCCCTGCGCCTGCAGGGCCTGCGCCGCCGCCGCACCCTTGGCCACGTCGGCAGCTTCAGCCGGCGTCGCACTGGCCGGCAGTCCCGGCAGCAGGCCGGGCGCGGCCGGGGCAGCTGTCGCCGGCGCGGCGGGCGCAACGGTGGCCGGGGTGACGGCGGTTGAACCGGGCGCTGTCGGCGTGGCGGCCGGAGGCGCACCTGTCGCCAGGGCCGTCGTGTCCACGCCCAACGGGGCCGGAGGCACGCCGACCCCGGTCGACGCCCCTGTGAGCCGGGCCATGCCCGAGCGCAGGACGGGGGCCAGCCTGCTCATGATGCTGGTGTCGGGCGGCGGGGCTTCGGCCTGTGCCACGCCCGCGTCGATCGCGGCGCTTCGCTGCGGCGTGTAGTAGCTGTCGACGCCGCCCAGCCCGATCACCTTGGCCCCGATCTGCGGGGCGGACTTGGTGATCTGCTGTTCCGTCAGCTGATCATCCAGCGCCTTCTTC